CGTAGACGATGTCCAGTGGGCTACTCTAACTGATTTTATCGGCTCTTGGTACTTGGACAAACATCTCATCCAAGATGCAGAGGCGCGCTGGACACGAGAGATAATCCAAACGAAAGCCGAATACGAGAAGCTGCTCAATAGGGTTGCAGGTATATGCTCAGACAACGAGCGAGTAGACTGGGACGCAGCAGATGCCAGCGCGGAGTTTAGGGCCATACGCAACGAAATTGCTTGGGGCTTGTACGAGATAGACAAGGGGGACGGCGACAAGCCGTCCCCCACCAAAGGAGAATAATGATGGATGAAAAGATAATGCGTGTGCTAATAGATATGACAAATGCCTTTGAGTATTGTGCCGAGGAGTATAATTGGCTCTCCTTCGCTGTGGACGAAGACCAAGACAAGATGAATAAAGCAATGGCAGAGGCACACGAGGTGATTCGGTTCTATCACCATGTAGGAGCAGAAGAAGAGGAGGGAGAATAACTGATGAGCATGTTCAGTCGGGTACTGGCTGCTCTGTTGTGTGCTGAGGCAGATTTACAGGGGATACTGCCTGACTATGACCCTGACGGCACACACCCTGCCCATAAGACTCTCCGTGACCTGAAGAAAGCCATACACATTATGGAAGACGCAGGTTTTGAAAGCGACTACGAAGAGCAAGCATATTGGCAGGACGAGAACAAGTTAGTAGAGGGGACCAATACAGGATGAGGAACGCAACATCGGTAGACAGACTCACGTGGATATTCCTAGGTTTTGCAGCACTATACCTAGGTGGCCACCTGATACACGCAATCGTCAACGGCAACTTCTAACCATACAAACAAGGGGCGGGTACTCCCCGCCCCTAAAGGAGATAACACATGAACAACGAACAGGACGCGGGACACCTGACGGAAAAAGAAAAAGCTCTACGTCACTTGCTGATAAGAGTATCTAAACTCGCAAATGCCCATCTGCCCATGATGACGCAGGCAGGCGTGCTTATAGTAGAGGCCTGCATAACTGGTATGTCTGAGTTAGAGCAGAATACGAGCGAACACTATGAGGCATTGTTTGCGGAGTGGGAAAAGGAAGACAAAAAGGCTCAACCGAAAGCAGGCACTATCGAACTACACACGAATGGTGCATTGATACCTTATGTGGATGGTGTTACACAGGTTGGGCTTGCGTATTGGCCAGAGAAAGAAGGAGAGTAACATGACACAAATAGTACAAGCGTTGACCGAGCCTGATGTCGAAAAGATAGTATCACTGGCGACATCGGGCTTCGGTAACACGAACACAAAAAAGACCTACCGCAGTTGTCTCAAGGACTTCATAGGATGGAGCGGTTCACGCCCCTTTGTCCCTGAAACCATCGAGGACTACCGTCAGTACCTGATTGAACGAGGGCTGACCGCATCGACAGTGAACACACGCATCACAGCGGTACGCAAGCTGGCAGAGCAGGCGTTGGAACATAAACTGTTGGACAGGCGCATAGCAGAGGATGTTATCGCAGTCACGGGCATCAGAAACAGTGGTGTCCGCAGTGGAAACTGGTTGACCCGGGAGGAGGCAAACCGTTTGTTGACCATGCCTGACACAACCAAACTGCGTGGGCTGCGTGACCGAGCCCTGCTATCTATCCTGCTTGGCGCAGGGTTACGGCGCAGGGAGGCCAAGGAACTAACGGTGGACAAACTGGCACTACGGGATGAACGCTGGGTGATACTGGACATCAACGGGAAGGGCAACAAGGTTCGGACCGTGCCCGTACCCGACTGGTGCTACCGGAATGTACGCCAGTGGCTACGTGCTGCTGACATCGAGACGGGTAACATCTTTGTGCCTGTTATGCAAGAGAAACTGACAGGCACTAGCATCTCGGAGCAGACTGTATACAACATCGTCTCACGCTATGGGAACATGATAGGCAAACTGATAGGGCCACATGACCTGCGACGCACGTTTGCGAAACTGGCATACACGGGCGGGGCAAGGCTTGACCAAATCCAATTCAGTCTAGGTCACGCCTCGATACGTACCACAGAACAGTATCTTGGTATGGAGCAGGACATCGTGGATGCCCCGTGTGACTATGTAGGTCTGCGCGGATAAACTAAGAGAGCCACCCTTTGCGGTGGCTCTTTTGTTTTAACTGTTGAATTGAGAGAAGACTTCAGCCTCAATAGCGTCGGCCACGACCCCCACGTCAACCTGTAACCCGAGGTCCTTCAGAACCCGCTCCGAATAACGCACCGCATACATCTTCTTTTGGTGTGCGTCGGCCATCGCAATGTCCTTAAGCCCGACCTGCTCGGCTGCCTGCACACCTGCAGCTGCAGCTTTCTGCAACACGTACATAATCTCCGACCCAACCATTGCCTCCGCTCGAGCCCGCTGTACACCCAACCACTTGTAAACTGCGGCAGCTACCGCAGATGCGAGGGCAGTGAGCAGAACCGTCAGCACCTCTTGTACCACTGGTCCGAAAGCCTCTATGATATCCATACCTTATTCTCCCTCATTTCTCTACAACGTACAACCCGAGCATCTCTTTTGTTACCCGTGCTTTGGCGCGGTCGATAGCTTCTTTTGCTGTCTTGCCTTGAGCAACCCACCATCCGCCCTCAACTTCCGCCGTAAACTCTCCGTTCCTTTGGTACACCCTTACCCTTAGGCTTGATGTAGGCGCACATTCTGTTATCGCACCAGTATTTCTTTTGTCCGTTGCCATCGGTTGCCTCTACAACTCTTGCTCCACACTCAGGACACGGCTCTTTTATATTCCGGTACGTGCTTGCCAGTAACGCTGCCACAGCATCTGCGTTAGCAGGCTGTTTACCTTTATTCTTCTTGTGGGTTATAGTTATGTTCGGACCCCGTGTCTTTGCACCCCGACTGGCAAGCGTGTTACCCCTCTTGAACAATCCAGCGTGACGCTTACGGGAGGACACAACCTATCCCCACAACCTCGCCCTCTTGTAACGTACTGTTCACGTACTGGAAATTATGCTTTTGATTCATAGCCACTATGGCACTAGTATCTGGGTCTGTGTCCCACATAGGATAATCGAGGGCTCTACATACTTTCTTAGTGATGACCCAGTAATTCTCTCCCTCCCTAACTACATGGTTTGCGCCAACCGCCCTAGCAGTGGGCTCAACAGTTGGCACTTCTGTAGGAACCGCCGTCTGTGTTGGTATCGGTGCCCCTGTTGGTATCGGTGTCTCTGTTACAAACATAACTACTGGCTCCTCTGGGCTGGCCGTGCGCACCGTATGTGCGACCACAGCACCACCCACCGCCCCTACTATCGAGAGCATCACCACAAGCCAGACCACACGCTCTGTAGACATTATTTTACCTCCGCACTAGCTAGATAGTGCCCTGATGGCGACCACTTGTCCACCACCACATGACCGTTGTGTACATATACGGGTGTTTCCCTTAACAAATCCACGAAGTAGGAGCCGTCCGGGAGCTGTGTTATAGCACCCCCCCTGTCAACACACTTGAAGGTCTTACCGAGCTCTTTTATGTACCAATCAGACCCCAGTGGAAAGTCAGCAGGGCAGGCCAGACCGATGCCCACCCACTCCTGCCACTCTCTGCCATACAGACTAGCGTGACACTTACCGTTGTGGACGTTGGCAGGGTGACAGTTAGGCCCTAGCAGGGCAGGGTCGTACCAACTTAAACGGACGGCCACGACCCTCACCGACGGAGTAGCAGTAGGTATTACTGTCGGCACCACAGTTGGCAGTGCCGTAGGCACAACCTCGGTGACGCGTCCCGCTACTGAGACGCTTCTGCTTTTGGGTACCGATAGTACACACTACCCGGCATAATCACGTACCGTGCCGAGACATCCTCCAAAAGCAACGGCTCCTCTACTACTGTGCCCGGCTGGTCGGTTAGTAGCGGCAGCTGTTCCTGTAAAAAAAAAACCGCGCCCGCTATAGATACTGCCACTGCTATAGCTATGATTATTCTATTTCTTACCATAATGTTTTCTCCTTTTCAAAGCCTTCTCGATTAACGTAAGAGCATCTCCCCTATGGATACCCTCGGCGGTGAACCGCAATACACACCAACTCTTGCCAGACTTATCGGGTAAACAGGCCGCATTATATTTCTCAAGGTCCTGAATGAAGCCACGCGGTCGCACGTGCCTCCCCCGACTATAGATACCACCCTCGCATTCCGCGGCAACCATCTCATCAGGCCATGCGAAATCGAACCGCCATCGCCGGGGCATCGCAAAAGTATATTCCCGCTCTGCTTTCTTCACCTTAGCTACCTTAAGGTGAAAGGCAAGCTCCTCCTCCAACTCAGACTTACTCAAGGTCGTCCTCGTACACTACCTTCGCCCACTCTCCACATTCCGTGCATATAGCGTGGCTATCCTCTGGTCTCTTTTCTGCTACGGTGGACCCGCAACACTCACTCTCCCCAACCTGTTGCCACGGAAAGCGGTTGCTCACCTCCCATATGAAATCACTTATCGTGTCGCTCATAACAAGCTCCCTTGCATTAGATTTACTCTGGTCGGACTCCATTCTGTCAACAGCAAAGCTATCTGGTTACCGTATCCACGGTTCATTGAGAAACCCTTGTCCCTCACTGTACTCATACGAGCATGGTATTCCTTCCACGTCTCCTTATCTGTCACGCATACATGCTTGGCCCCCTTCTTCTCTGCATCATCCAATGTACTGACATCAAAAGCAATGGCAGGTGGTCGCCTTAGAAAATGTCTGGACCCCTCTACCTGCTTATGGAATGTATCGCCCTCGATACACCCCACCACCTTATTCTTCACACGTATTGTGTCACTCATTCTTCGACCCGACAAAGTGCTGCTCACAATAAAAGTCTGGCGACGCCTTGTTTTCTGTAATCACCAACTCGCCATCTTTATACCACTTGCCGTTATACTCCTCGGTGTGCCTGCACCTAGGAAAGTTGGAGCACCCACAAAATAGGCTACGTTGCTTCTCCTGCCGGTATCGGCCAACACGCACCAACATCACCCCGTCACACACTGGACACTCCATATCAGCTAGGGCTATTTGTTTCTCTCTATGCGTGTCTACTGTATACATATTCTTCACTAGGTCTTCCACTCCACACACCGAACAGGGCCGTCTATAGTTTCCAAGATAATATTGTTCTCGATAGTAATCAGACTTCTCCTTTTTGCTGGCGAATTGTTTAAACGCCCCTACTATTGTGTCACTCATTCTTCGACCCGACAAAGTGCTGCTCACAACAGTCTCCTAAACTATCTCCATGTCTTCCAGACGATAGTGCACCACCGGCTCCATGTCCTGCGGGTCTCCCCGGTCCTGCCGTCCGCCCCACGCAACCGTTGCCACCGGGGTGTGTGTAAAGCGCATCTTATACACATCCCCCGCAATCTCGATAAGGGCCCAAGCCTCCAAGCCGCAAGCCTCGAAGCTCCGGGCCGCAATCAACTTGGATAGGCTCACCATCCACGTCGGATACTTCTTGCCGCGCCGCTTTACTTCCCACACCTGCGGTGGTTGCGGTACGAAATAGTCCAACCGGTACTGTATCGGCAGCGGGTGGAACGTGTCGGCCACCATTCGCATCAACCTCTCTTGGTGCCTTACGTCACCGGGGCGCTCATACCTAGGCCGCATTTATTCTGGCCTCAAATTCATCTGGGTGCTCCACGAAGTATCTACCTATAGCCCCAATTAGACACAAGGCACTATCGACCCCTATGTTTCTGATGTTCTCTGTAAGCTCCATAACACACTCTCTTATCACCGCCTGTTCGTCTTCGCTCATCTGTTTTAGCGCAGCCCTGCACGCCCGTAGGTCACGTTTGTTTGCCTCACTCGAGCGGTAGATTTGGTGCCTCCTGCCGCCGTTATATCTAAGGCTCAAACCGTAACACTCCGTCTATCCTCTCTAGAAACGAAGGGGTGCTCTCACCAACGTAAGCATCGGTCACGTTGAAGTCCAAAAACTCCACTGCCTCTAAGTATGGCATACCATCACGCTCCTCTAGAATGTTTATACATTTTTCCCGGTCGTAACACGCCTTCGGTACCGACCCTTTGCTCTCCACCAACCCCAAGAAGGCGTCCTCGAAACCATCCGCCAACATGACGTTGTACCCCCGCTCCCACACAAAAGTATTTATCTGTTTCTTGTCCATACCTCTGCCCTTGGTCTCCGTATCCGCTCCACTGCATCATGCAGGGTTGCAAGCGCCATGCCCAAGTCCGTAACCTCCAACGCTTGTGCCTTCTGTACCTTGGTGATGGCCTGCTCTATTAGCGTCAACGCCTTCTCTTCTGGTGTTTCGTCCCCGGTGCGCCCCCTGACGTGTGCAATGAAGCGGTCCAATGGCATCACAAGCCCACCCCAATCGTCCGCTGTTGTCACCGCCACCTCCAGCCGGGCCGTCGCCTCCTCTATTGACACGCTTGCCATAGCCACCCGGAAGTAGTCCCGGGTAAGAGTAGGGTACTGCTCCACTACCTCCTCTGGCCAATACGCAGACACACGCCTATAGTCCCGGATTGTGTTGACCGTCTTGCCGGTGAGTGCCCCTATCTGCCCCCGGATAATGGCTATCTGCTTGCGACTACCGGACGCCTCGGCCTCGAGCACATCCGCTATGCGCCCTATGGCCCAGCGCGCCTCATCACCGTCCCCCCGCAGTTGTAACAGTTGTTCCTCGAGCTCTTTAGGTATCAGATATATCTCTGTAGCCACGCCTTTTCCTCTCTATTTTTTTATCTCGCCTATCCATTCGGTCCATCCGCATGACCAGTGGCACTATCCTTTCTAGCTCCTTGCCTGTTGGTCGTCGGAGCCCGCCCTGAGTAACCACGACTATATGCCCGTTGTTGCGCCGCCACACCGTACCAATAGGAACCCACTCCCCAACACCAGACACAACCTCTCTCCCTGTGAACGCAGCCCCCAATAAAAACGGTGTGTCCCCCGTAAGGTCTGCGATGTAACGCCATAGTAGGTCAGTTCTACGATATCTGTGTGTTTGCCTCAAAGCGGCCCTTGCCGCCCGAGCCGCCTAAATTCTTATCGGATGCGCACCCTCTGTAAATCCCGCAACCCCATTCTCCGAGTGACAGTAACGCAGGAGTGTTGGCCCGCCCCCTCCTTCCCTGTGTTTCTCCAGCCGCAAGGTCAATCGCTCTGGTGTCATCTCATCTTCCTTTGTTAACATAGCTACAACGTCGCAATCATACACTACCTGACCCGACCCCGAAACGTGCCCGAGATGTGGTCTGGTGCCTATACCAGCCTTGTTTAGACTGTGCACAGCTATACACGCTACGTTCAACTCCTTCGCCATAGCCCGTAGCCGTTGTGATACCAGAGCATGGCGCTCATACTCGTCTGCCTGCGATGTGGTATCCGCCACTAACCGCAACATATCCACCACAAAGAAGTCCACCGGCTTCTTGAGTAGGTCCGCCCGCATCTGCGCTGTGCTCCAGTTCGGCCTATCGCTAATGTACAGCGGTAATCCAGCGGCAGCAGCACACTTCTCTATATAGTTTCTCTGTTGTGCCTCCGTTAGCTTGCCTCCCCGTAGTGCCTTTGTGGATATACCCGACAGCATAGATATCAAGCGCCGGGCACACTGAGTGTCGGACATCTCAAGGCTATAGTAGACGCCGGTGTGCTGTCGCATAGCCATACCCAGCGCCATCTGAAGAGCGAACATGCTTTTCCCTACCCCCGACTCGCCCGCCACCATCATCAACTCTCGTTTGTGGACACCACCAGTGGTTTCCTCGAGCTCTCTAAGGCCACACGACATCCCGGTGTGCCCATTCGGGCTGGCCCGCATGAGCTCCATCTCTTTGTCAAGCGCTACCAGTGTACGGTCCAGTGTCTGACTCTCTGCGTCAGTGCGTCCGGTACGGAGCAGCTTATGAGCAGCCACGCCTAGTGCATCTATCGGGTCACCGTCTCCGAATAGTTGTTGGGTGAGCTCTTGTGTTATTTCCAACCCACGCCTGCGGTTGGACACATCCAACACGCGCCGGGCATAAGCCTCGGCGTTGTACGCTGTGGGCGTAGACACCACACACCCCGTCATGTAGCCGAAGTCCGCGTCCGGGGCATACGCCTGTACCGTCTGCTGGTCTATCGGCTCACCCTTGCTCCTCATCCGCAGGAACGCCCGCCATAATTCCTTGTGACGGTGGTAGTGGAAGTCATCCACCTCTAGCCCTACCCTGTCTAGGGTATGTTCATCTATAAGGACCGAGCCGACAACGGCTCGCTCCGCGTCACGGTCTTGGGGCCAATCCATCTCGTCGCATCTCTCCTATAACTACCATCGCTGTTTTCTCGAGGGACTTCGGCGTCGATACTGTCAGGCTGTCTTTGTTTAACCTTGTGAACGCCTTCCCGATACACTCCCGGATTATGTCACAGTCGTAGCCTAGCTCCTTTGCAATCCTGCCGAGGGGCACATACACAGTGGTCACCAGTACGCTTTTGTTGGTATCGTCCGGTGGGCGTGGTAGTGACGTGACTTTGTAGAAGTAATCCTCAGCAGCTTCTACCGCCACGTCTCTTTTAGATTTCTTTTGTGTACTACTATCCTTGTTAATGTATCTTTGTACGTCAGGCTGACGCGTCACAGAGATGGGTTGGCTTTTTATTCCCATCTCCAAGGATAGTCTCTCTGCGTTTACCACGTATACCTTCTTGTTCTTGTGTTCGGATATATTTTTGATGTATCCGTCCGCCTCGAGCTTTTTTGTACACCGATATATTGTGGCAATCGCCACGCCACACTTGGTTGCAAGTGTCCGTTGTGTAGCGTAGCACTTGTTGTTAGCCCCCATTTCGGTGTAACGCCATATCGCACCTAGTACCACAGCACAAATGAGGTCGTGTTTTTGCACGACCTCATCTATGATTGGGGTAAAACCCCGTAGCCTCATTGTAACAGCAGGCTACCCGCCAGTACCTCGAGCTCGTACTGGTCTGTAGGCTCATCAACTGCGGTGTGGGCTGCGTAACTTACACCGTTGACCAATCCAGCCCGGGTTTGTCTGCCCTCTGTGCCCATCAGGATGGCGTCCTGTACTGGCTCTCCCCACCCGTGTTGCTTGGCTAGACTACGCAACACTGCGCTGATGTCAATCTCCTCGTTGTCGGCCTCTATCAGGCTGTCTACCATTGTCGCTGCCATCGGTAGTGCGTTGGCGATAGCGGCCTTGAACTGCACCATAAGCGCCTTTCTGCTGCCCCGGTGTATCACCCTTAGTCCGTTCTTTCCCCAGATGATACTGTTGGCACAGCTGTGTCTCTGGATAAAAGGTGACAGCGTTAGGGCACTGTTGCCAATTTCTCCGTTTCTAAACGCGAACCCAACGGCAAAGTTCTGGCGCCCTCCGTTCTCCTGCAGGTCCCGCAGAGCAATACGCCCGTGTACATAGTCCGGTGTTAGATGTGGGCGCACTGACCCGACCGCCTGTGTCTCATCAAGCACCCGCTGTACCGTCTCCAACACCTCGGTGTTAGACACGTCAGCGTATATCCTGTCGAGGACTGCCCGGCAGTTGTCTCCATAGCCCCGGACAAGCCACTGTGACTTGCTCTTTTCGAGGCATTTATTGATGTTCATGGCTAACAACTCTTTGGGAATGGCAAGCAGGTAGTCGGCCGGGAGGCCACGCTTGCTACCTTTGCCGAACACGGTTGTGCCCAGCTTGCGGAACATCTGCCTCCACGCCCAATCTGTAGGGCGTAGTGGCCGTACTTCTCCGAACTCTGTGGCCGGTAACCTTACTCTTCCGTCCTCCGTGAGCTCCAGCGCCACAGCCGGGGCCCTCGTGTCGTGCTTTTGCAGGTCATACTCTCTACTCTTGTCCAACAACTTGTTCAACATGGTACTCTCCTTTTATAAGATTTACGCATTGGGGTGGGAGGGAGTCGAACCCTCTTGCAGACCTTCAGCACACCGCAGCAGTCTGACCCGTAAGTAGATTAAGGAGGCGCGGTTAGGTCCCCCACGGTGTTTCGGTGGCACCCGCCACCACCCCACGATACTATGTAGCTTTAATGGAAAAGATTTTCTTGTGTCCCTTGTTGTTCAGGCCCCAAGTAGCGGTGTATCCAGCGAACTCACCTTCTGCGGGCTCTATCTTGGCCGCTTCCCATACCTCGGGCCACGCCCTGATGCCGAACTCCCTGAAGTTGCCGCCCTGTACAAGGAACCCTACAGTGTCCGCCCTTATACTCGCGGTCTCGAATGTACCGCCGTCACTACTGTTGGTGGACGCCAGTGGTTTTTGTTGGGCTATTGCTGGCTGCGATGCCTGTCGCAGTTTCCAACCGCCCTTCGCTGCTGTGTCCACCACGTTTTTGCGCTCCGCCAATAGTGAGGTCACCTGCTGGTACGTTGGCGCCCGGAGGGTTACATTCACCCGGTTCCCACCAGCATCGTACATGTCCCACCATACAACACAGCCCGCCTCCGTGGTCGTCCGCTCTACTATGTCGGCTCCAATCTCTTCTGCTAGTTTAGATGCTTTAATCGCCATATCTGGTCTCCTTTGTTATCTTGTCCGCCTCGTGGCGGAACACCTCTTTCCGCAGGGCCACCCTTATAAGGGAACTAACAGCCCTGTCCTGCTCTTTTGCCACTCGCACCACGCGGTCATGAAGGTTTGCCCCCACGTTGGTGCCGATGTGGAACTTCTTGTCCTTGTCCATATTGGGGATTATAATTCATGCCGGGCGGTGTGTCAAGTACCCAATATTTACCAAGTCCCGTGCATAACCTTGTTTTTATGCCACATCGTAGGATTGTATCTGCTTAACGTGGGGTAGTTTTTACCTACCCCTAGGTAGTTTTTACCTCACCCCCGTTGCTGTACTGAAAACGCCTTGCGTATGCTCTACTACGTAAGGCGCCACAACACATGTAGCAATTCGCTACACGCTTTGTAGCAATTCGCTACACGTGTTGTAGTAATATTCGTGGAAATTCCCAGCTACCCGGGCTGGCGTAGGGTTATCGGAGGGCAGGAGGCCTACTTTTTGTTTGTCAAAAGCGGATAAAAGAAGAGCGCCGTGCCAAGAGATTGGCAGGCAATAGTAAGTAGGATGAGATAAACGAAGTTAAGGTGCGACTACGAAACACACCTAATCTGTAGGAATAGCCTGATAGCGGACGTTGCTCCCCTTGGCCCCGACCATCTTGTCGCAGTACAGCCGGAGGAAGAAGCCGCCCATAGCCGGGGCCCCAAAACCTCTACGTGACGACCAGCTGTCGGGGTCCTGCACATCAGAGACATAACACCCCGACTGCAAGTACACCCGCTCTTGGTCAGTAATAAGTCGTCCTTGATTAGTGATGAGCTCGACCGGCATCGACATCTGGAAACGGTGGTGTATGTGCCCCCGAATAATAATGTTTGCCCCCGGCCACATGACTGCCGAGCGGTTGCTCTGGATGGCTCCGCGGGTCACCGGCGAGTTACCTCCTACGCCATGATGGAACTTGCAATTTATCCCCTGACGTTGTGCTCCGCCTGCATACTTGAGCTTGAATTGTATCCAGCCTGTGTAGGGCGCTACTATGGGCCTGTGCCCGGTCTTGTTCTGCAGGTGCATGGCCACGATGGTCAATGGGTCAATCTCGTGCCTGCGCCTGTACTCGAACTCGTGGTTCCCAGTCCCAATGAGGGCTATGTTCTCGGCGTAGGGTTCTAAGAAGTTCGCGGCGTCCTCGCATACCCGGCCCAGATAGTCGTCGCTTCCTGCGTACTCCGGTCTCAGCTGGTGCTTGGAACCCCGCGGGTCCTGTTTTCCTTGCATTAAATCGAGGAGGTCACCGAATATAAATACAGGCGCATTGCGTTCCTTGGCCTGCTCCAGATGCTTGCGGAATAAATCCCGGTTGCACCCCATCGCATCGAAGTGCACGTCGCTGATGAGCAGGAACTGCTGCTCCCAGTTGGATGTAAAGGACATACGGACCGTGTAACATCCGGGAGACTTCCCGTCCTCAAGTTGTGGTAGGTTTGGCATAGAGTACGTTAGCTGGAGAAGACCTTGAATACCAGAGCGATAACCCCTGTGGCTATTAGTATTACTAATTTGACCACCCACGACAGGTGCGCCTCAATACTAGAGACACGGCTCGTCACGAGACTCAGTTCGGAAGTCATCCGCTCTGAAGAATGATTCAAGACTTGTATATGCCTAACGATGCGCTCAAGCTGTTTTTCCATCCCGCTCACCTACAATCTGCGCCATCTCGCCCGTCCATGTCTCGTCATCGAACGAAGATGAGGCATCTGCTACAAACGAATACGCGCTATGGACCCCCTCTAAAGTGTCTAAGAACTTCACGTACTGTTGTGCTTTATCAATTTTCCCAGCTTTGCTTGGGTTAGAATACTCGGTAATAAATATAGGAACCCCGCCTTGCGGGTATAGTCTCCAACTCTGGCCCCCGCCCACGTTATATATATCAGCCTCGTGCTGCCAATAAGAATGACAACAGAGGAAATCCGCTTCGTTCACGGCGTCCCGCGCCTGATTGAAGAACTGCATGGCGTCGTACCTGAAGTCGTCTATCGCTGGCCCGGGGCTTAGTCCCGGCCATCCGAAGAGAGCTCCCGGCATACGGCCTAGAAAGTGGTCACGAACCTCTAGCCAGAACCGCGAGAAGCCCTCGCCGTCACACCAAGGGCCGTTAGGCTGGCATCCTTCTATTTTTAGATTAGGCTCATTGTGTATCTCGTAGTGCATCACGCCTTTATCATACCACTTTTGGACATCTTGCCCTACATCGTGCACGAACTGTGCCACGGTGGAGCCCGGCCCCATTTTGGACATCATGCGGACCATGAAGAACATGTCCGGGTTGATAGCCTTCAATACATCCACACTATCTGCCGACTCATTACTCAGAGACTTGTATGCTTCGATGCGCCCCGCCTTTATCATCTCAACTATGTGCGGTAGGACAGCTACGCTGTGCCCCCAACAAGAATCTGCACTACCGTGCAATCCACACAGAACACCCCCCGTGACGCCCCCAGACGGCTTGTACGGGACGGGAGCAGGGTTATGCTCTCTTACTACCTTAACTCCGGGGTAATGCTGTCCAAACCACTCCTCTGCGCCCTTGTGTACACCATGTAGTATAACTATACGGCTATCTAAGTCGCCCAGCCCGGCGTCGTCGTAGGAGAAGCCAATCGTTGACCTGTCCTCGTACGCCCCTCGGGCTACGTTGGCGAACTCACCTATACTGGAGCTCGAGTCAAGCAGGTGGTAAACACGGGCGAACTGTGTGCGTGGTGCACCCCTCATTGCCACCACCTCCAGTAATCGTGCCTCGGCCTCACGTCGGCGAGTGAGCGCATCCAACCTCTTGCCCCCGGCATGGTCCATACGCCTCAGAAGATGCGCAGCCCCTTCAATATCACCTGAATTGAAAAGCTCCACGACGTTTTGAGTACCCCGCAGACCGAGGTTGTAAGAAGCTGATAGTAAGGCAGTGCTTTGTTCGGGGGTGGGGTCTCGGGTAAGCTGCCCGGCGAGGCTTGTGGCGTAACTGCGGAGGTGGCTTCGTAGTCGTCTTGCGGCCACATCCTCTGTGATGGTTTCGCCTTCATGGCTAGGGCTTCCATATCCGATTGACCACTGGTGATAATCCCAGTATGCTTTCGGGGCGAACCCCTCCCACCTCTTGATAAATTCAATTGCGTGGTCAGTGACCATATGAGCAGGTTAACCAGCAACCACCGACCATGCACTAATTAAACTTGCTACTGCGATTGGAACCATGAGCATTTTCAGCCACTTGATTTCCGTTCTCATTGAAGCCATCTCAACCTTGATTGCCACATAGCTCCTAGTGAGTTCGGTATAGTCATCATTCAGCTGTCTAATATGAGCCCCAATCCTGCCACATTTCAAAACCTCCCCGTGTTCGTCGTCTGGAACGTACTCTATTGCCATGATGCTTTTTCCTCTACCTGTTCCAGTATTCCTGTATCTGCTCTCGCAAAACGTCGCATGCTTCTTCCCGAGTTTGCCCCCCATCTGGTGGCCCGAACATTGTTTCCATCGTCCAACAGAGGTGTGCCTTGTTGAGTTCCATTTCCGCAGGCAATGACTGTATCCGATAAAAGTTCCATGCCGCCACACCTACCAAGGCTAGACCCACAAGGGCAATCACCGCATCCATAAAGGACGCGGCGTTCTCGGCAGACCTGCTCACTTCTTCTTCTTACCCTTCTTCTTGTACGCCACTACTCCTCCGCTGACGTTCACCGCCGCAAGCGCCCGGGCAGGATGACGAACAGGCCGAACAGCAGCACGAAACCGGCCACGCCGTGGATGACGGTCATGCGGGTGCGTCAGGCCACACTACATCATCCGCGTCATCGTATGTCTGCGGGATGTCTCTGAGTGCCTGCCGGTAGTCCTCCCAGTCGGTCTGGTCTGCCTCGCTGAGGGCGGTGTCCGTGACTGCTGTCCAGTCGCTATCGCGCAGCAGCTGGTCGCGCTCAGTGCGCGCATCAATCCACGGCTGCGCGGCATCGAGTTCGGCGCGCTTTGCGTCAATCTCAGCCCGCGTTGGCTCGGTCTGCACGGTGTCGTGCCAGATAATCGTTTCGCTCTCCGACCCTAGCCCATGCACGCTGGCCGACGCGCCCGGCCGCAGGACGGCAATTACTTCCGCTGTGTTTGTCATGCTAAAATCTCCATTAACACCATTATGCTCGCTGTTGTTGTGTTGTGACAATATATGGTCGTGCTGCCGTCTTGATTTCGCCATTGCGGCGTATATGTAGTCGCGGCCGTTGTGTTTGGGCTGTCCACGAAAATCGCCAGCGGCGTCTTTTCACCCGCACCGGTGTTCAGCACGACGCCGTATGTCGCGCCGGAGATATTACTCGTTGTTGCGCCTTCCGCAATTGCGCGTTTAAAATCGATGCCCGCCTCATTCGCGGCCGCCTGCAGTCCGGCGCAGTTCATCATTATGAGTATTTTCGAGCTATCCGCCGACGGCGTAATGGCGGTGGCAGCTGGCCCGCCCATATCTACAAACGAGCTGCTGGTGGTTGTATCACGCGTGCTGTAGACGGCGCTCACGGAGACCTTCCCAATTTTACCACTAGCCGCGGCCACCGCTTCCCAATTCGGCACGTTGCCGTTCATCATCAGCGTGTCGTTGTCACTTCCCTTCGCCAATCTTGTCAATACATCCGATGCACGATAATACATATCGCCATCAGCATCTGAGCCTAGCGTCATCGTTGCATCAGCGATTACCGCACCCGTGCTAATTGTTCCAGACGTAACTGTCCCAATCGTGGTGATGTTCGCTTGTGTGTAGTGTTCACTAGCCGCGAAATTGGCAAGGCTATCGTGGTCTATGTCTCCATCGACCACAGCACCAGTGCTACCGCTCACGGAAGTTACCGCCCCAGTGGCGGTAGCGGTATACCAATTCGTCGCATCAACCGCTATGTACCTGCGGGCACTGCCCGCACTAATCTGGCTGCCGTCTACCGCATTAGGAGAACCTCCATCTATGGCGTCTCCCGTCGCGGGCCAGACCTGAATAGTCTGAGCCGAATCGTCGTTGATGATAAGTATTTGTAGCCCTGCCACGGCGGTAGGCAACTTCACGCCATCCCCGTTTGTGCCAACTACAGTGACCCGGTTAATACCCTTTGTTAGTGCCGTTGCATTGCTTTGGTCTTGCGTTGAGTTAGCAGTGATACCATCCGTGACACCCAGTAGCCATGTGTTCAAGGATGTATCCACATCTGTAAACGCGCCAGCGGGGTCAGTCCCTAATTCGGTCTGCGTTGCCACAATCTCCCGCTTTACCTGATTAGCCCAATTTGCCACGGGCACGAAGTAGATTGTTGCCGCGTCTGCATGGGTAGCCGCCGTAGTGGCATTCGCTCCTCTTGTTGCGGTTGTCAGTGTAGCGCCTGACACACCCGTGAAATGAATCAATTCACTATCTATAAGGCAGTAACCGGGGGCGTTGACACCACTAATCGCGGCCGTGGTCGTAATAGTGGTGACAGAAGTATTATGAGACCCGGACAGAACAAGTGATTTCTGGTTTACGTGGTCGCCCAACAAACTCGTATCATTTGCGAGTGCTGCTGGATAATTTGCAGATGTAGTTTCAGCCATGTTTCTCTCCTAAATCAAGTTTGTCCAAGAACCTGCTTCTCGTGCCTGCATCTTCGACGTAGTAGTATTATAAATCATCATTCCATTACTAGCGGTAAGGGCATCCCGCTCCGTGCTCGTAACACTTGGCATTTGCACATACTCACCAGTCACCTGTGTTTTGTCGGCACCAGCACCTATGCGCAGACCGTTCTGTTTGTCCCAACTGAGGTAGTCCCCTAGTTCGCCAAGCCCAATGCCAATATCATCCGTGCCAGCGTAGTCTAAGAAACCATCCAGTTTTCCAAAGCGCCCGTATGCCGTGTAATCAGTAGCTCCCGGCCCTTCACGCCGTACAACCGAAAGGTATGGGCCTTGTGTCGCCGTACCCTCCAACTGAACCCAGCCGCCGAAGGCACTCCAACCCGTACCGCCGAAAGCCATAGTGCTTTTCCCGAACTGACAGAGTTTTCCGTCGCTGAAAGGTGTTTGGGCGAAATCATATATACCGCCGAAGTTCACCTGCTTGGTCCCCCATAGTGCCATACCCCACCCATATTTACTATCCAAACCACCGAACACAGTAAAGGCGCTCTCCGTAAGCTCCACGCCCGCCTCGTTCTCGCCCCACATGGCAGGGCGGCTCTCAACACTTGCGAGGCCACGCGTGATTATGCTTTCTCCTGCTTCGTATGCGAACGCCCCGGTACTCTCGAGGTCTCGCGATACGGTGTACCGGTAGCCACCAGTAATCGCACTACCCGAATTTGTAACTCGCATCCACTCTGTTCTGGAGGCATCTGGGGACATGTACACCATCCCGTTCCGCTTGATAGCGTTAGAGGAGACATCTATCGTCAGGGCATCTGCCGCCACCTCTGCTATCAGTACATCCGAGGCGTCATTCACAATGAATGTGCCAGAGGTGGAGGTTTGTACACTTGTTTCCGTGACGTGCGTTTTTAGTAGCCCCCGCACGGTGGCATTCTGGAACTCGGCATGACCATTGGCACCATTGAGCGCAAATCCTGACACGCCTTCCGAAAAATTACTGCTCTTGACTATCTTGTTGCCACCATCAATAATAATGTTCGGCGCCTCAGAGCCAACCGTAATCTTCTCGTTGTCAGCGTCTAGAACAACACCCGTGGCAGTTAGTGTGTCTCCGCTAACTGTCCAGCCACCTATGACACCTGACGTGGCGGTTATCAGGCCACGGGCATCTACCTGCGCAAACTCAGCAGTACCGTCAGCATTAATCTTAAAGCCCGCACTACCCGTAGAGAAGTTGGACGATTGCACATACTGGTCTGCCGCTAGGCTACCAGTTGTTATCTTACCCGCTGCTACGTCGCTGATTTTTGCAGTAGTGATGGTTGCGTCAGCGATTTCTGCGTTAGTTATAGTCGCGTCTTGAATGTTCGTCTTGCTAATTTGAAGGTGGGGGTGCAGGTGATTGGGACTCGCGAACGCCTCTAGTGTATTGACCCTAGTCTGTAACAGTTCTATTTTGTCTAGTAATTCTTTTGCGGTAGCCATGTCTAACCCCAGCTCCAGCGGGTCAACACCCAGAGAGAAGGCAAACGGACCACCGATAATCCTAAAGGTGTCAATGTTTGCCCTAATCCACTGTTCCAGTAATAGTTCATCCAGTACTGTTGTGTCGCTGACGTCCAGTACCGTGTAACCCATGCGCTCCATGACGTCTCGCTGGTTATCGTCTCGCCGGGTAGCCTCAAGGCTTTGATGCCATCTCCAACCCTGTACACGCACAACAAGATGGCGCGTGAAGAATATAAAGTCTGCAACCATACCGCCGAGAAACACCCTGCCACCCATGAGGGAGCTCTGGAAATCAAAGTCAGCACCCGGAACATAACGCCTGCGTACAAGCGCTTGGTAGAAAACCCGTTCCGGTAATGTGCCCCGTATATTCTGTGCCGCCCGTTGTTCAAGCGGGTCTCCGCCAACAACCTGCCTGCGGGGACCACGGCGGTGAAGAACCAGCTTGTCGTCAGTAACGTCAATAGGGGTGACGAACTTATACTGCCGAAGCTGTAGCGGCCTTTCTTCTGGCTGTTTACGCTTCTTGATGTGGCGCAGTATTGTTCTACTGGGCTTATAGAAGGGAATAAGAGCAGGTCTTTTAGCCACACTAGCCCACCTCCACCAGACTTACGCGCACCCGGTGCTCTACGTCGTTGTCTTCGTGGCGTGCCCGGGCCACCTCGGATACGCTGCTCACGTACACAGTCTTGCTCTCGTTAAGAACGGTGGTGAAGGCCACCGGCGCCGTGCTGGCACGCGCTGTCTGAATCTCGCCAATAATATCTTCGGCGTCCTTGTTGCTACCCAGCCCGGCATACGTACCATCTGAGGCCGCAATAATGTCAAAGGAATAACCGTAAGCTACGTCCGGGCGCATAATATACTTGATGTGGTAGCCCTTCAGTGCCGGGCTATGGTCCGTGTCATCCGTGGACATATCGAACTGTAGCTGTATCTTCTTGAACTCCACCGAGCTGGAGAACTGTAGCACCTGTGTCGGGCTACTGTTCACCGTGCCAAGAGTGGCGAAACCCCCATCGTCCAAGGAATACTTCACCACAATGGTGGTCGCCGGGCTACTCGCGGAACAGTTGTCTGTTTCTACCATAATCTCTCTGGCCGACTTGGTGACACGCTCGAAGCCCATCGTGTGATAAGACGTGAACAGGGAGTGGGTACCGCTGGTCTTGAAGTTGGCGTGGGCTAGTTCGGACAAGGACTGTAACTCTATGTACCCAGTCACATCAGACGCCGCATCCACGTTGTACCAGAGGAAGTCGTTGTCGGTATCTATCGCCAGCATGGAGATAGTACCTGACCCGTCGGTAATGGGGTCATACAACTTGTGCCAGCCCACGCCATCATAAGCTAGAATAGATTCTGTGTAAGTTGATTCGTTGGTTCTTGCCGAGCAGTAAAGGAAAGCGCCCCGGGCTGTGAAGTTCTTGAAGTTGCCGTACTGTGTGAACGGGAATGTGTCAGTCAGGCGGGGAGGGCTTACATCAAGCAGTGTCGCTCCTGTCCAGCGGTAAACCCGGTGCCGAATGGGAAACCACAAGGCGCCCATCCAGTTCACCAAGCTGTTGAAGTTGTCACTGTGCACCTCTGTTCCAAAGTTGAGTACCCGCTTGGCCGTGAAACCCTCATCGTTATTGACAATCCACAGACCATCGGTTCGCGCTGCGTACAGGGCATTACTAAAGCTGGTCAGTGCCGTCACCCCGCTCCCCGGGGGTCCCACATGCACGACGGCCGTGTCTGTCGCACCAGCACCCTCAAGGTCCGATAAATCCACCTGACTAGCATAGTGTAAGAAGTTCTTATCACGTTCTGTAAACCACACGTAACCACCGTGAATAGCGGAGTGCTTGAAATCTGTAGCAGCAGCATCAACACCAGCGTCAGACCAAGTATCTGCACCACCCGAGGCAGATTCCTGTATTCGCGCTGAGGTGGGGGACACAAAGATGTTGGTCCCGTTCGTCATTAGGTTATTAATAGCCCCAGAGTAGACACTGGCCCAAGTGCCAGCCGCCCCAGCACCGCCCGGGGTGAACTTCCTTACCCCGCTACCAGACTCGCTGCCCCACGTGTACCAGCTACCCCCGAAGTTTATACCGCCGTCCTTGATACTCTCGCCGGTCTCGGAACTAACCGGCTGTGTCATAAGCATGGCGAGGTCAGGCTGCCGGGTATCTATACTACCCGCCGTGCGCTCGTATGCCATTCCGTCGGTGAACCGGTGAAAGCCGAAACCGTGCCTGAAGTCCACCTGTGAAAGTGTCTGGAATAAACCTAGCTCAGAGAAGGCAATGGATGCCCCCGCCGGGGTAGCGCCGCGGGGCGCAAAATCTACCACATCCCGCCGCGTCCACGAACTGATGTCGATGCGGTAAGGAATGTCATTGAGAACTACATCACAATCTATTCCAACTATTGCCATTAGAAGGGATATTCTGCGGGTGTATCAACCACAGTCTCCTGCTCAATCCACATCGTGGACTTGGGTAATCTAAATTTATTCTGAAGTTTATAGACCTCAGCCATACTCTCGTACATCTGCTGTAAGTAACGGTGGCGTGCTGTGTCAGTGCGGCTGTCACCGATACGGCTGGCGTGAAGATATGCCAACGCCTTGCGTATAATGTACTCTCTGGGTATCACGGTGGTACCGCTATCTGTCGTCAGGCGGGCTGGTTTAGCCACATATACCACCCGTAAAGAGTGGCCTGCATGTGCGGAGTAGCGGCTGGTCAGGTAGGTAGTGGCGGGCCAGAAGGTCTGGTCGAAACGAGCGGCCACAACCCGGTGCCAGTCTGCTACTTCCTCGGTAATATCCTTTATGACGTACTTGGATGTACTATCGGTGTTAGTGGTCCACGTAGGTACAGTCAATGCGGTGGCGCTGTTACCAGAGATAGTGCGGTTCTGTCCTTTACCTGTACCATCATATATAGCTACCTGCATGTTTGCAAACGCATCGGTCGTCCAGCTTTTAGTGCTATCTGTCAAGGTAGTGGTACTCTCGTGGCTCGATACAGTACCTTTATCTTTCTCGTTTACCGACTCGAGCCACATCGACAGCACATAATAGGGTGTGCCGGGAAGCGAATATTCAAGCGTGTCTGCCGTGAGCGCTGTGGTCTCGTCAGTAGTTACTTCAAAGAACTCAGGGAACCCATCCTCAATAGCGGAGTTTATAGCGTCGTGTATCTGGTCGGCGGTAAAGCCGCTGTGGATTTCATACGTAGTACCGCTACCGGAGGCACTACCTAAAGCTGGCAACCATGTTATGGTGCTACTTGAGTTGGCGAAATCGTTGATTAGACGCACAGAACCGGCAGACGTCAGATACAGATAAGAACCGTTCCACACATCATCCGCCTGCTTTAAGCGGGTGGTATCGACTAACGTGGTCGTACTTCCGGTGGCAGTCGATGTACCGCTTGTGCCCACGCGCTGGAAGAACTCCATCCCCAGACGACGACAGAGCTCGTGCCTTAAGTCACTGCGGGTTACGGTAGGCTCTGCCATTATGCCGCCAGCCTCTCGGTGGGACTATTGTATTCAGCGTCTATCTCGCGCATCCGACGCTCTACCTCGTTGTATGGTTTTATGTTATCGGCATCCAGCACCTTAGCGCGAGCATCGTACTCTGCCCTCTGCCTATCCCGGTTGTTCAACTGGTCTCTCACTTGTATTGGTACTTCCACCTCTTCATCGGGCGGGAATACATAGGTAGCGGGCCCCAGCCTAACCACCTCTGGCTCAAGCCTAGTGCCAGTGGGCGTCTGTACTAGCTCACCCGGACGCTTGACCTTCACCTGCGGAGTGCTTGCCAGCGCCAATTTGAATTGCAGGTTATCGGCAACTGCCTTGGCGTTAGCGTTCTGCATTGCGGTTTGGACGTCATTTACGGCGGTCACCTGTGCCTTCTCCCGTACATCTGGGGGTACGGCGTCCAGCTTTCCCCGCCACTCATCGACTAGCTTGGCACGGTCGTTTTCCCAGCGCCTTACCGCTTCGTCGCTTTCCGCATGGTGCTGCTTGAGTTTAGTGACACTATCGGCAATGGCCTGCTGACCCTTGTCGTACTTATTCATGCGGTCAAGCAGGGAGTTCTGCCCCTGTAAAATCTGCTGCAACACCAAGGCAACGTCAAGAGCCTCGGTATCCTTCATTGTTAGGAACTCGTCGCTCTCGAGCGCCTGCACCGCTCTGTGGTTCACCTTCATTTATGCACTCCCTCCAAACAAAAAACGGGTGACGGGCTGAGGGCCACGTCACCCGTTATCTGCATTAGTTTGGGCTTCGGCCCACTCTAGTTACCTACGACATGAACGGTCACTGTCAGGTTAGCGGGTGAACCACCAGCCCCTGAACCTCCGGACCCGTCATGAATCTCTAGCGTTATAGCGTCAGCCTCATCGAAGAGGTTGTCGCCATACGTGTTGAGACTACTGCGCGTGATACTGACCGCAGTTCCGTTTGCTGAGTATGTCGATTCAAGCGTATTGGCTGCCCACATATCGTTGCCTTCTGGGTCAACCAGCATCACCTCATTTGCGCCCGAGGTGGCGCCGCCTTCCTGCACGCTCATAGTTACACGTTCAATGTAACAATCAAACGGCATTACGATTGTGCCAACGGTAGTACCGTCGGCAACGGTGAGTCCACCGTCCACGTGTGCGACTAGAGTCGCCCATCGCCCACTTTTGTTATAGCTCATGTCCTATTCCTCCTAACTGAACTCGTTCGCATGTTCTAGCTCAACCGCGAAGGCAGAGTTAAGAACACTGGTGGCAAACGCCATCTTCCAAGCGACGGTTGCCCGCTGATTTAGTGGGTCCTCAGAGCCACCAGAGCCAAGAGGTTTCACGATGATGTCGACAGGCTTGATGCCTTGGTCGCCAGTCAAAGGTTGCCCTTCGGGCCCAGCGGCGTCAACGTCACGCGGGTCTATATTGCCAATACCAACCTGACCATAAGCCTCACGTCCGATGAAGAAGGCGCCGTATACGTCTGCTGAAGCTGCGCCACCATCCTCGTACTCTTTTGCATTGGAGGAGATGTATATGTCGCAGTTCAAGAAACGTCCCATGAAGCCAGTGCGCATGGGGTTGCCATCGTCACGGGGTGACGCGTGGAAGAAGGTGTTGGTAAACTTTTCGTCCTGCATGAGTGTTGCGTAAGTATGTGGGTGTATGATTACCACGAACTGCTCACCATCCACAGGTAGTGCATTGGCGGCCATAAGGGTGGACAATGCCTTTACGAAATCCGCGTAGTCAATGTTATCGGTAGACGCAGCAATTGAGCCACGGCTACTTCTAGCATTGGGGAAAGTCGTAGTGACATTACCAGCCAAGGCGTCACGCTGAAGCGAGTCTGCCGATAGGCCAGCTTGCTCACCGAGCATACTTGAAAAGGTTGAAAGTATTGGGTCATAGCTTTCATAATCAATCTGGTCGGTGTGCTGTAGATAAGCACCGTAATAGGATGGGTTTAGTGTGGTAACACTAACAGAAGCAGATTCACTATCTGGTGTAACGCCTTCTGTTAATACCGTTGTATTAGCTGAAAGAGCCGCGAACTTTCGGAACTCGGCACTTCCGTAGCCATTGATGTTGCCCTTCACTGCCCAGCGCCCGTGTACGAGCCGTGGTACGGCTCGAATGAGCAGGCGGCGAAGGTACTGCGTTTTTACGCTATTAGATAGCGTACTAGATGTTACAGTAGCCATTTTCTATTCCTTATCGTGGTAGTTGGTCAGGTTTTAGCCCTCCCGTTTCTACCCGTCTAAACATGTCTTCCCACTCCTCTAGTGGGAGGTCGGCCATACGGGTATGCCCCGGGTTACTCCCCTGCGGTGTCGTAGTGACTACCGACTGTGGAGTTGCCCTTTGCTGCGCTGGCATCACACTGTTGTTTACCTCGTTGATACGACGCTGCATCCAGTGTGTTGCACTATTGCGGATATTCTCGATAGAGCTTGAGTCGAGTGCTTCCGCAGGCACACCCATTTGCAGGAAGTGGTCGCGCCACTCTCCTAATGCTGACTGCACATCCGCTTGGTATTTGACCTGCCGCAGTTGTTGTTGCGCACCTTCGTACTTCTGGCGATAGAAATCGGCTTGGTAATCACGACGTTCTTCCTCGTTCATACCCTCCATTTTCTGTTCGCGCAGTCGGTTTTCTAGCCCTTCACGCGACTTCGACCATGTGCTACGTTCTTGGTCGAACTTGCGCTGTTGGCCAGACATTGACCTGCGCATACGCTCCATCTGCGACTGGAGTGTACCAAGTTGATGCTGGAGACCGGCTGTCTCCGGTTCCTGTGCTTGCGTTACCGCAGGAGTAGCTGCGGGTTCGCTGGCGGCGGGGGCTTGCGCCTCGGCCTGCTCTACGACGGGTGCTGACTCCGCGTCAGGACTCACGTCGTTGCTCGGAATGGGATTTAGATTATCCACGGTATTCCTCCTGCTATTTGGTTTGAAGTAATGTTAGCCGGTTTTTGTACGAAGTGCAACTAAACAATACCCAGTGCTGAACGTAATGCCGTATCTGTGTATTCTGTTCGTTTCTCCTCGTAGGCACTACCGGTAAGGCCCTTTACCCATTGCTGAAAATCGATAATGTTGGATTCCGGCCTGCGCGGGTATACACCCGCAAGATAGCTCATGGTCGCATTAGACGGCTTTCCGCTCTTCAGGTCAAGAACGGCCAGTGGGTTTACCTCCACCTTGGGATATGTCGGTTTTGGAGGAGCAGTAACACGCCCTATTCGTAACGGGTCTGCCCTACGGTAATCGGTCGTACTACGAAAACCCAGCGCAGTACCGAATGGCTTGGGTAACTCGAAACCCCTAGCCGGAATGTCTGGATACAGGCTGTCCGCCCGGTATGTCGTCGCTCCGGTCTTCTTATCCACCAGAGCATCCACTTCCGGGTCTATGTACTGTTCCGCCCAGATAGGGTGGTCCTCAGCGTACAAGTCCTTCATACGCCACAATGCCTTTAGCCGTGCGTAGTCGTCTCCGCTCATGATTCTCTAAATGCCCTCTTTTCGTCTGCTGTTAGGCCGAAGTAGAAGGACTGCAAATCGAATATATCGTCCCCAAGTATAGCCTGCGCATAACCCCTGAACTCATCGTTGAGCCCCTCTGCGGTCATAAAGTCACGGGTCTGGTCCATAGTTGGTTCCTCTACGCCCATCATCATCTTGGCATCCATAATCATATCGTAGAAAGCGTGGAACTCCTCGTTGTCCCCAAAGGCTGTTGGGTCACCATCGGTCTTGTACCAGAAGTCCAGCCACTCCACCTCGTCACCCATTGCGTCCCGTAAAGCCTTCTTGTTGGGGCCAACCCATGCGATAACATTCCAAATCTCTCGTGCCATTGTCTCTTCAGGAGTATCATTACGGGTCATCTTCTCTTCCACAGAGTAGATGTCACGCCCGTTGATGGCGTCACGCAAGTCTTTCTCCTCGAACTGCTGCCCGTAAAGATTGAAGACCCACTCTACTATCTCGTCCTCGCCCGGCCTCTCGGGGAACTCGTCTGCGAATATCTGCTCGGCCACGTCCCGCTCGTAACCACTACGCTCTGCAACCAAGTCCCAATAACGATTGTAGAAGTTATCTCTCCAGACCCGGTTGAGCGCATCGTACACACCATCTGTGGTCAAGTCCCAAGTGTCGTATGCCTCGCGGTTTGCCATAGCCAACAACACGCTACCGTCACCAATGGCCGTTTGTAAATCTACACCTGTTACCTTGGTCGTCTCTACTCCATCTATGACCACGCCCTCTTCCTCTTCTGTAAGCTCCTCAACCACATGCGCTAAAGCAGGCGCTGCGCTCGCTGGTATCACGACCTCATACCAGTTCTCCAAGCGCTCCTCGTACTCAGGGAAAGTCTCCTCGGTCTTATCGTAGCGCGGTTTCAAGTCTCGTAAGTACCCCATGAACACACCAATGATGTACTCTTTTATAGTGGCGTCAGACTTGAAGTAGGGGGACCACTTGAAGCGAGCCTCGGGGTACTTCTCTTTCAGCTCATCGTCAGCATCGTAATACTCTGTGGCCAGCTCTGCTGCACCTTGTGAGTCCCCTATCGCAAGCTCGAATATCCCGGCCTGCAGGTTAGCCCAGAGCCGGTTCCTCTCGGCAAGATAGGCTGTCTTCTGTTGCGAGGTTGTTATCCCGCTACTGACTTCCTCCCACCACCGGTCCCTATAAACAGGCTCGTCATTCTCGTCGCGCACCCATGATATTGAGCCATAAAGGCCACGCAGGACACCTTCGCCAGTCTCGTAGCGCCACGTCTTGTATATCTCTTCGTAATTCGCATCGGATGCAATCTTACGGGCCAGCCGGTTAGCCTCGTCCCGCACACGGAATAACTCCCGTTCACCTACACCGAACTTCTTTGCGTATGCGCCTGAAAGATAACCGAACAAGCGGGCGGTATACTCGCTACGCTCGATGTTGTCCCGGGCCTGCTCGTACAGCTCGCCCTCCTGTGATTGCAGGGCGGTCTCTGCCAAGCGGGCGAGACGTAGTTTTTCAGACGGGTCAGTCGTATCTGCGATAGTCACCGCAGTTATAGAGAGTAACTCCCGGGCCACAAGGTAACCCTTCCAAGGCACCTGCGGTGTGAGATAGTCTGACTCATTCCAGTTAATCGTGGCTTCAGTCTTTTGAATAAGATAGCGCTGTGTCCACGGGGGTATAAGGTCGAGCTGACCAAACAAGGACCGCTCTGGGTACTGGTTCTCGTCAATAATATTAGTCATCTTGCGGATGGGAATATCCACCCAAGGTGCCAAGTACAGCCCCACCTTTCCGCCGTGTGCATAGAGATAGTTCACTAAGCGGTTGACTAACGGTGCGTCGGGGTCGATAGTGTCTGTCGTATCAAAGCTGGGGCCGCGCTGTGGCACAACATCCGTGAACGAGAGCGAGTTGAAGGGGTCGTACCACCAGTCAGTGTCGCCCAACTGGAAGTGGCCCCGCAATCTCGGTAGTGGACCGCCCGCGTTTCGTGTAGCTCCAGCCTGAAGCTGCATCCTCTCAGAGAGCTCTTGGATTTTGTTGTAGTTGCTCAATATGCGTGGGTTAGCACCCAAGGTCTGGACCCACCACGGGATAGAGCGGGATGGGAACTTCCAGAATGGGATGACTGTCTTCATCGCCTCGTCTATCACCATGTCACGACTGTAATCAATCATGGCGTCGTTGGTGTGGCCAACGGCACCGCGCAACTCTAGCTCCCTTAGCTCACGCACGATAGAAGAGTTCTCACCGAACAGCTTTACCAGCTCTTCTGGTATCTCGCCTCGCTCCGTACCAAACATGGCGATATCATTCAGGTACGCCTTAAGCATCTTAGCTCTTTCGGCCCACTGAGTGACACCACCCCAATCTTCCATAGTCACAGGACCGGTCTTGCCCAAGAGGTCATTCTCCCATTTCCTCAGTGCGTCACTGAAAACACTGGTGTCAGCCTGTGCCTGCATCAAAAATTGGGACGCCATGGAGCCCGGAGGGTGACCGTCGATTGCCTCATGGAAGTTCTGGGTCAGAACCTCTCCGCCATTCGGGTCAAAGCCGCGCCGTGATATGGTGTCTTGGATTTCATCGTAGGGGATGATATCGTCAAGGGTATAACGAGTGCCGTGGTCTACGTTGATGGAATCTAGCAGGGCTGCGTGATACCTGAACGGCCCCTCTCCGTTTTTCAACCTGTCCCATCCGGTCCGGCGCAAGTCCGCCTGTCCTACCTCCCGTAACCTGATACCACTACCTTTGCGGAGCTCCTCCATGGTTCTGAGGCTCCGCTCGAACCCATCTCCCACGGGGCGGCTCACGCGGATGGGTGTGCCGAACTGTTCGGTTATGCCCCTAGAGAGGCTCCTGACGTTTCTGGGTACTGGTGGAAATGGAATATCTCCCCAAAAGCGCTCTATATTCTCCGCTGCCTTATCCCACACATATCTGGGGCGCCTTGCCGTTTTGTCCGCCTGTATAGGTAATAAGTTTAAGCCTTCTGCCACGGCAATACGTCCAGTTATTCTGTCGCCGCGCCGGATGCCGTAACCATCAGGGGAGCTGTATGGGTTCCACTGCCCCACCTCTTTTGCAAAATCACTTGCTTCAGGGTTCGCTGCACGCCATTGGCGCACGAAGTCATCCTCGAAAGCCTCGTCTGTCCAGCGTCGCCCAATAGCTTTACCCCAAGCATTCGCGGTTGGGTTCCCGAAACCAACACTAATGTCTACTGGTATTAGTCGGTCGGGGTCCAACTCGCGCGCAAGCGTAGCACGCCCACGGCCCTCATGCGATGTAATCCTCCAAGTATTACCTGCGGGGTCCATTGCCACCTCAACAAAAGGTGGCGCAAATCTTGCCTCACCTTTTTCTATCAGTTCCCTAGCCCACGGAAAGAACGCTTCTTTATAAGGACTTCTGTCCCGCGGGGGATTGAGTGTAAGAAAGTCCTTTGGCTTCATATAGGCCGTATAAGTATGGATGTCAGGACTTAGAACCCTTTTTGTATATGGGCGGTTACCTTTTACATGACCCATACTTGTAGCGCCAACGGTATCCCCCATTTCTCTAGACCAACGCATAATGCTTTGGGGGTCTAAATCGGTGTGGGATGCGAATCTCCTGCCGGTATGACGCACAGGAACATCAGTTGATATTATCTCCCGCCCGAGGTACGACGGCTCGTCCACGTATCCGGGCAACCGCTCCATCAGTTCTCTGATGGGCGCGTCTACGGCACTGTCGCCCGTAAGCACCATCTTCAAGGGTGGTAAGAATACCTTCTGCTCTGGTACATCTGTCGCTAAACGGGAGGGCATCCACGCGGACTCCATCGTAGCCAGACCAGAGTTGGCGTGACTGCTCCGCACCAGCGTCTCGTTGGTGAGGGCCCAGCGTGCCAGCGGGTCATCAATGGTCCTGATATGCGCCTGCCATCCCGCGACATCGCCTACCACGTCGAACTCTGAACGCAGGGCGAAATGGGAAATGTAGTCGTGGGTCGCCCGCAACAAGTCACCCTCACTCATCTGGTACATTACCGGCGCACCGGCCTCGTCCAGCATCGGCACGATTTTCCCGGTCTCGTCACGTATGACGGCGGGTACCTCGTGAGTGGTCTTTGCCAGCAATGGGTGTGACCTGCGGCGGCTCAATTCGCTCGCTCCGAAGCTCCGCTCCGTTGGTCTGAACAGCAGGCGGTCGTTACCCATAACGTCGTCGCGCAGGTGCTGTGCGAAGCGGTAGGGCTCATCCTCACCAAAGAACGCCTGCACCTGTACGTCTAATTTCCTGTACTGCCGCCCTATCTGCTGTGTCAGGTGTTCATACGCTACCTTAACGATTTCACTTGTGTCATTGAGCGGGGCATCATCCAGTATCTTAGCCGCGGCTGTCTGCAACGCCTCTTGGCTCTCGTAACCGGCTGCCTTCGCCGCGGGACTATCTGGATAGTTCTTCAAAGAAAAGAAGCCAGACTTCGTCTTCGGGAAAAGCAAAGGCCCCTGCCCCAGCTCGTCCCGGTAGGCATTGATAACCTTGATGCCCCGGTCATTCACATCGGGCATAAACTGGTACGGGTGACCCTTCCCCACCGTGCCTTTCAGCGGCTTTCCAACAACCTTGACCGCGCTCGGGTCTATCACCATGTAGGACACGACACCCTCTGCCTCCATAGTATTAATGTAAGGAATGACATCGTAGCCCTGCTCCAACAGCTCGGCACCGCGAAGATAGCCTTCTCGGGCCCCCTGTTCATCAAAGCGGCCGACCTCAAACAGAAACATCCTATCGGCATCCAGCCTCTCGTCGAGTATCCGGCCCTCTGGCAAATACGGCTGCTTGGGCGTGATTTTTACCTTGTTGATAAATACCTCGTCGTCCGCGACGCTTGGCTTGGCAAGACGGGCGCGGGCGGCCTCTTCTGTCCCGGCGTGGAAGCCGAAGAAGCCCCCTTCGCCTTTTAGGCCGATTGTTTCCAGAGGCTCCATGCCACCGTGGTAGGCAACAATTGGCTCTCCGCTTAGTATGCGTTTCGCCTGTATAGCGTAGCCCTCGGGGTCCTCCAGTAGCCTGTCAAAGACAACGCGAATGTCGTCACTCAGTTCTAGGTCAAGAGGCGAACCCGTGACCACCCGGTAGATTTTAAGGAGGTAATCCCTGATGCGGTCGAAGAGGCTCTTTAGTCCCGGGGCAGGTAACGCACCATCCAGCAGGTAACGCTCGAAGCCGCGGGCAAATATCTCCTCGGCACTGAAGGTGAGGTCGCCACCCACAACCATCTTGATTTCGTCTATCTGGTTACCGCGTGCGTCAATAAAGAAGGATGCGAGTTGCTCATCACTGAGTTCACCCGCCGCCTTGAGTTTGTTCAGGCGCTTGGCCTCTTTGTTTATCCATCCCTTTACAACTCGGTAATCGGCCGAGTTCTCACGCAATATGTTACGCAGGAAGGGGTGTCCGGCGAACTCGTGCACCAGCGTGGAGAAGTCTGCCGACTCGAACAGGCGGACGAAGGCTCTCTCGCCCTCAAACTTAACCATGCCCTTTGCCCCCTGCATCAGCGCTGTCGGGTCCTTGAGGCCCTTTCTCATCTCGTCATTGATTGACATGTAGTGGATTGGCTCAAGAAAGTCCTCGACCTCACCGCCACCCAGATTACGGGCCTCCCAAGTTGGCTGCTCGCCAGTTTTGAGGTTCCATGTCTCCATGCCCCCGTCCCACTGCTTCCCGAACCTCTTCATAGAGGAGACCATCTCTTCGTCGTAACCCTGCACCATACCGCCTGACACTATCTCAATGTCGTGGGGGTCCAGCGTTCCCCGCCAAGGCGCCAAGTCGTATGAGTCAGCTGGCGAACGGCCACGCAGGACGTGCTTCCCATTCTTTTTGGGCGAGGCCAGCAGGGCTTTAGCGTTTTCCGGGTCAATCCACCTGTAGAGGTCTTGCTCTTGAATCTCAAACATCTCAGCACTGTTGTGCTCCGCGGGGTGGCCTTGAGGTACTACCCTTCCGGTGATGTCGTCGACCCGAGCATCGCTCGTGTGTTGGTAGACTTTGAACTCCTTTGTCTCGGGGTTCCACGTAATATGGCCCACCTCATCGGGCGAGATGTATTTGTCGTAGCGCACGGACTGCTGTTTGCCAGTGGTCCATGCGATAGCGTCGTAGTTGCCCTCGGCGGCGTATCGCACCATCCGCTTCATGCCGACGTCCTTCCAGTCGTCTGAGAAGGGCGGGGGCGGAACCCCGCGTTTGGCAGCATTTAGGAAACCTTCAGTTTCCGTGATTTGTAACGAGTATGGAGTAGGGGTGCCCGACAGGGCGGCGCCCTGTCGGGCATCCGACACGGGCGGGCGAATCGTTCTGCGTATTTCATCAGCGCGTTCGCGTGCCAACTTGCGGTAGAGATGATAGATTTCGTCTGAGATTACCTTGCCCAAATATTCAGGAGCTACTGGAAGTCCACCTAAAGTAGCGGTTTCTAGCAACCGAATTAAGTCGCCAGTTTCTGTGTCGAGACGCCAGCCATACCGGCCACCAAAATGGTGACCACCGGGGACCTCTGTTGCCGCATCCATAAAGGACGCCAGTTCTGTTTTAAGACGTTCGTCCCACTCTACCGTCTCGCCCCAAGAGCGCCCCCGAAGTGCGTCAGTGGCAGCCGTGCCCTCTTCTATCACCCTACGCAGTCTTTCTCTCGCGTCCGGCCTGAGCTTGCCCTGTGTCATCAACTCTGAGGTGAGCCCCCCGGGTAGTTTGCGCCTTAGCAAAGCCTCCCCTCCCGGGCCCACCTCTGGGGTGCCGATGATGTCCCTTAGTCCCCTGCTAAAATTGGACTTGTCCAGCGCCCTCCGCACCCGATGGACATACTCAGTAATACCTACCTCAGCGGTGGACGGAAAGAGTGAATTAGGAGACACAAGGGTTAGGACCTTAAGGTCCGCATCAAGCTCAACAGCGCCCCCGAAGTCCGGGTGTTTATCGAGGGCACTACGGTAACTGTGGTCAAGTCCCAGTAGCTGCTCCTCGAGCTCGGCGACACGGGTGGCATCCCGAACACCCGTCTTGTTGGCCGTCTGTATCCAGTCGCTCTGTAGTTCCTCTATGAACAGTACGCGCTTTCCGTCCACCACGCGGTCAGTGGCACGCATGTGCATGACGATGTTGGGCACCTCCCGCATCTGGGCGCTTCGGAAGTGCTGACTCATATAGGCCTTTTCCGTATGCCTGTTCACCGGCAGGGTTATCAGGTACTCGCGGTAGTTCTCACCCATGTCGCCCACCACGCCATCCGGTATCCCTTTGCTCCCAAGTATCCAGTCGTTATACCTGTAGAGGGGCTTTCCGCTTATCCCCTCCTTCTTCACCCACTCCATGGCGGCCTCTTCGGCTTCAATCCTAATGTTTCCGGCGCCCACTCCCGCGATTCTTTCAGGGTCCACGATATCCACACGCCGCACGTCATACTGCATACCATCCACATCCATTGTGTTTTCTCTCATCCACCCGTCTGCGGTTTGGGAGTATATGGTGTTGTCGGCCTCGTCGAAGATTTCAATCTTGGTTACATGGGCATCCGCTGCGTTCCGCCATCCAGCGGTCTCAACAAAGGGATGTCCGACTTCTCCCGCCGTCTTGTTCCACGTTATCTCCCTGCGGAGCTTGGTCATGGGAGAAACGTGCACATCCATTTTATAGTCATCAAAGGTACCCACGTCCTGTCCATGCGTTCGCCAATCCATTTCGTCAAAGAGCCTCGTGGGCGTGACGTCCTCGATGATAAGGCGGTTATCAATCAGATGCTTCTCGACTGCGGCGCGGGGTACCTTACCCTCTCGGTAAAGGAGTTTGCCCTTCTTTATGCTGTGGTGACCGCCGCCAATCTCAAGGGCTCGGGCGGCTGCTGCATCTGCATCCGTCCACACGAGGCCCGTGGTCTCTACCGTTATTCCTCCATACTGCTCATCTACAAATTTGAGCGGGTCTACAACCCCGTACCTGTCGTAGACTACCCAGCCGTTTATGTCGGCTTTCAGTTTACTCTGCTCATCAAGGAAATCGGGTAACCCGGTCCACTTGACCTCGGCCTGAGAGATGCGGTCTACGCCCGCACGCGGTTTTCTTCTGAGTTCTTTCAGCCATTTACCGGGCACGGCGGACACCAGCTGGGTGTCGTTAAATGCCCGGGCAAGGCGTGAGTAGTACCACTCGTGGGTCTCACCGACCTGCGCTAGGAAACTCCCGTCACTGGCCACATCGCCGTAGCTACCCGTAATGGTACTCAGGTATCGGCTCCGGTAGTAGTCGTCCAGCGTATCGGCCTCGCCGCGCCTCACCGCTGTCGCTCCGTTGAGGTCAATAAGCTCGAGAAGGGTATCCACCTCCTTCTCGTCGAAGGCCATGTCGCCGGACATCTGTACCAGCTCGGCACGGAGTTTCTCGCGTGAGACAGGGAGTGTATTTAGTACGCTTTTCTGGTCGAAGTCGACAATACTGACAGGCCCTGCCGCCGCCTGATTGTTCCATTCTCCTTTACCGCGCCTGACCAACTCCTCAGCAACCTCAGTTTGTCGGGCTCTTACGGCTCTACCCGCTGTGGTGCGCAAATCGGTCGTGCCCATCTTTTGACCTATCTCGACTAACTCCGTCTGTAACTCCGCCTCGCTCATATCTGCGACAGCCCTCGCACGCGGCACGCCCCTCCCTTCGGCCACGGCCTGCACTTCGGCTGCCTCCCTAGTGGACCCGCCGTCAATCAGTTCCTGTACGCGGCTATTGAAATCGTCTGGACCGCCCACCGGCATCTCCACCCTTTCGATGGGCACGCGGATAACGTCCTCATCTCTCTGCACGTTGTAAAAAATACCATTGACCTCAACAAGATGGTCCCGCTCGATGGTCGCACCTGCGGCAGCAGCAGGGCGGGGGCGGGCTCCGCCTTCAGCCACATAGCCGACATCAGGGCGGGGAGGGGCTCCTGTGCCAGCATCGGCCATAGCCTTATACTTGGCATCTATAGCGCGGTCGCCGTAACTCACCCAAATCTCGTCTATCCGGCCTTGAGGTCCAACCCCTTGTCGGCCATAGTTTGTGAGCCACTCATTGAAAAGACTTATTTCGTCAGGGTTTAGCTTTTTACCAAGCAGCTCGGTAACTTTCGGAACACCGTCTATGGTCTCTACGACCGTACCGTCTAAGCGCTGGATAAACTCCATCATAGTGGGGTTCTGTGTGGGCCACTTATCCTGCTTGGCCATCTCAAGGAGATGGCGCGTTTGCCTCTCGTAGGCATCTACAAGCTGTTCTCTTGCCCACGGAATTTTTCTCCCCTCGACCCCTATTACCTTGCTCCCCTTTAAGTTGTCTAGTGCCGCAAAACCCCTAGCCACCGCACCGTTCATGCCGCTAATGGATAGTGTGTATTTGTCGAGCCGGGCCATGTTGTTAAGGTCATCGGGGTAGGGGACGCCCGCCACTATCCTCTCGTGCGCCCGGTCCCTCAAGTGTTCATATACCTCGCGTAGGTTTGCTTGTCCCTGCCGATGGCCAGCTCTTTGCCCCGGGAACCTCTCCTCGTAAGGATGACGTACTGCGTCGTCGATGTTCCTGCCCTCGCGGGCACCGCGCACCTTGGCCTCGTCAACGACTCCCGTGGGGTCTTTTAGACCGCTTCCACCCTCCAACCATGCCTTGTGGTTTTCCAGCAACTCCTCTTCCGCTCGTCGCCGCACGTTGGCGATGTCATCTGGGCCGAGGGTAGCGCCTCTCGCGGCTGCCTCCCTACTAGCTTCCTCTAGGTTCCTTAAGAAGGTCTGGGTGAAGTCGTTTATCATTCCCTCTGAAAAACCGGCCTCACGCAGGATAGTAAGCACATCTTCTGGTATCAGCTCTTCCCAGCGCAGGTTCCCGGCACGGGCGCTCTTCAATATCTCGTCAAGCTCTTCTGGACTATTGGAGGCGGTGTTCCACATACGTAACGCATCCTTGCGCATAGCCGGGTCCTTGATAGCCTGCCGGATAAGCTCTTGGCCGTATTTACCGTCCAGCTGGTTAAATACCTTCCAGTAACTATCGTGGTACAAACGCATCCGGTGAGCCATCTCAAAGGCATCATTGAAATCGCCAAGCCCTTCAGCAACATTTTGTAGGTTTACATTTCTTATAATCGGTATATCTTTTAAGACAGGGAACTCGCGAGTGATGAATGGTAACTTTACCATCCCGAGACTGCTTGCCGCATCTGGGTCCAAAACACTTACAGGGGAGAAGCCGAAGAAAGCCCTAACAAAGTCTGTAACGCCTATCTTGCCCTCTTCTATCACCCGCTGTGTGATAGGACCGACGTGCTGTTTCTCGCGCAGAGCTCGCACGAAACCCTCCATGATTTGAGGTGGGAAATAGTTTCTCTTATTCGACACAATGGTTTGCAGGGACTGGAACGTATTGCCACCGGCCAGCATGAAGCGCAGGCGTGTGTCAAGCATATTCCTTACGGTGAACCCCGGGCGGGCAGAAAGGTTGGCCTCAATCCATATAGCGCGGGCGTTACGCCACAACTTGCCAAAGCCACTTCCTTTTACATGCTCAGTAGGAGCATCAATTAGGTTTCCTGCCTTGTCAATTATTTGTCTGTTAATAGGCACTTGGTTCTGCTGCTGGTAAAGGTTCTGCATACTTTGGCGCAACTTATCAGTTACCTCTTTATTCTTTTGCGTAACGCTCAGGCTGTCCCAGTCCACAAAATCACCGGCCGCCTTTTTGTATGCGTCCCCAATCAGTGTGCCGAGGCTGCGTTCCCCGGTCTTAAACGCGAGGCCGAAGTGCCCTCCCTCTTCGCTCAGTCGTTTTATTCTTGTGATGTCACGCGGGCTCATGTTAGTAATGATGCTAGGGTCACCGTTGGCATACTTCTGCCACAGTTCGGGTGAAATCACCTCGCTGGGTATTTCGTCCGCACCTGCTTTCACGGTCTTGCCAGCAGTGCGTGCCATGCGGTTTAAGACATCAATAAAGTTTCTGGTATGAGTCCTTGCAGCGGAACGCGGTATCTCCGCAATAAGCCCTTTGATAAGCGGGGCACGAGCAGCTACCTTCGCTGTAGTCCCCAGCGTCCATTTCACCGGCCAGAACACCGCCTTGAAAACCGCAGGGGGTATGATGTTGAGCGGGTCGAGTATCACCTCTCCCCAGAACTCTATCATCGGGTCTTCGTACAGCTTCTTGAGGTCGTCGGTCTCTACCCGGGTGAGTGCCCGCCCAGCCTCATTTTCCGCAAACTCCAACGCGGCGAGGAACTCCTTTTCCTTCTCCGGTTGGGTCACCCATGTATACGCAAACTCACGGGCATCCTCCCATTCCTCGGAGGTCTTACCCTGCCACGTATCTATAGCACCGGTCTCGAAGAACGTCTCAGCACGCACTCGGGTTAGTTCCCCGGTCGCACTTAGCCGCTGCAATTCAGCTTTCACTTCTCTGGATTCTTTTCCAATACGCCCGAACCCAGCCACAGCCGCACGGGCCAACTCCCCGGTACGCTCTTGTTTGTCCTTGACGTTCTGTACTCCACCCTGCCACGCAGAGGTGATGATATTGAGTGTACTCTGCTGGGACGCGATACCTCGGCCTGCCCCCCTTATAGCCCCCGGGATAAACGAGAACACTTGGACGGGGTTGAAACGCAATCCACCGGTGAGACCACTGATAAAGGTGCTTAGGGTATTCCCTATTCCACTCCCCCAAGCTCCCCAGTAGTCGACCTGCTCTTTGCCCAGCTTGCTTTCTCCCCTCACCGCGCCCACGTACTGCTTGTTAGCCAGAGAGGGGCCCGCAAGCCAATCCCAGACAAACTTCTCTCCCTTGCCGCGGCTTCGGTTTAGCTGTAGCTTATTCCCGTCAGGAAGGTATACAGTTTCGTCCCTGTCCTCATCGGGGAGCACAAGGCGCTTATCAGTCGCCGGTAATGCCAGTGGGGTTGGAGGTTGTTGTTCTGGGGGCTCTACATTGCGCAGGGCTGATACCGGCCCCACAAGCGCTTCGTAATAGTCCCCGTAACGATAATGGTACTCGGCCGCAGAGCGTTCTGACATCCCGCCGACGAACTCGGCCAGTCGTCTATCCTTGAGACCGTTTTGTTTACCAATCTTGTAATACTCGGATATTCTGGGCATCATCAGCTGGAACTGCAACAGGGGTTCCTGCCGCTCTTCCTCGCTGTAGCCGTAGCCGACACCCTCGTCGTGCAGCTGGAATAGGCCCACAGAATGACCGTCGTCTCCAACGCTCAGGTGGTCGCCCCCAGATTCTGCGCCTATAAGAGAGAGTGTGATTTCAGGTGGCACATCATAGAACCGGCCATAGTCGCTGGCCAGCTCGTACCACTGCAGAAGACCATCCTTCTTAGGGGGTGCTGCCTGTATTTTGTCCCGGACAGGCTCTGCGGGTTTATCCCGCGCCATCTTGATTTCGGCGGCAAACCCATCGGTATCATCCCAGAACTTCCCGGTACGCTTCTCGCGGAGACCCTGAAGTTCCCCACGGAGCTTGGAAGACGCTAGTCCCGTGTCCTTGGGCGGTAAGACAGGCTTTTGCCTGCGCCTTTGCGCCAGTCCACGGAGTTGTTCTTTGATTGGCATTTATCCCAACGCGACATCTGGCTGCCGGATTACAGTAGGCGCCATTCTGCCCTTATTGCCAACACTGGTTGGGTAATAAACCATACGCGCCAGCGAGACGTAAGCCGCCGTTTCAGGCTGGCTACTCGCTGATGAGAGCATAGGCTCGATTGCACCCAGCATAGCCTCGTAGTCCGCGCTGCGTTGTCTGCTTCCCTCCACCGGCAGGTAACGCATAATCGTATTCAGGAAGTCGTGGAACCATGTGTATCCCGGCCCGGCGTCATAACCCTGTGCCTCACGCAGGCCATCCATGGCTGTTATCATGTTCTCCGTCCAAGTCTTGTTCATAAACAGGCCGATGTCGAGGTCCTGTGTTACCGGCAGGTTCAGGTTTGCGGCACTGTATGCCGTAAACTCCTTCGGTGCATTACGGTAGAGGTTGGACCCTACTGCCATCCCGTCCTGTGATGCTAGGTAAGGCATAACCGCATTGAGCACACCAAGGTAGTCGGCAAGCGGCCCCTGCTTGGCAGGCACATAACTCTGCCACCAAGAGGGCTGGTTGGTAATACCGTAAGTAACATCCGAGTTCTGGAGGCCCTCACCGTACATTGCGTACTGGCTAACTGGACCAGCCGCATTACCAGATTCGTTGAACGAGTAGCCGGGATTGTAGGCACCACCATCGCCCGGCAAACCAGCGGTTGAATCATCGCGTTGTTCGACCGTAACGGTGTCACTCGGTGGACCACCCCTCGCTGCCCCACCGCCGTTGTGATATGACCAGCCTGCTGCTTTCTGCATCCGCAGGAAGGTGTCGGCGTCCTCCCCGTAGTCAGCCGAGTACCACTTCACGTACTGCTCGGCCATGTCGAACACGTCCTCGCCCCAGCCGTGTCTCTCCATAGCCCCTTCACGGCCAAGCCCTGCCGCCTCACGCACTATGAAGGCCATGTTCTGTAGTTCGTCCCAGCGCCCTTCAAGCAGGTCTGGGTCATGCGTCTCAGCGGGGATGATGATGTCAGCGCTTGTCTCGCCAGCCGCAAGGTGGGGGTTCCCGGCTTCAGGGTCATCCTCTCCCGCGATGGCCTCCTCCACGCCCTCCTCGCCAAGAACATGGTCGAAGATAGCGTTTGCCGCGGCCCCATCATCGTCGAGACCAAATATCTCGCCATCGGGGTTGGTGATGAGCATATTGTCGTCCTCATCAAGGCTAACGGCGTTCATCGCCAACAGCGCGTCTATCTGCTCTTGGGTCAATGGTTGGTTACTGATATCCTCGCTAACATAAAGGGGCGCTACACCGCCCAAATCAACTCCCAGCTCCTCGGCTATTTTTGTTGCATCGGCTTGCACTTCCCCGCTAAGTGGGTCGCCCGGTGCCCGGTCGAACCGCTCAATGGCCTCCTCGACAGTGAGGCCCGACCCGGCCAGTTCGGCCGCAGTGAGGCCCGACCCGAGAGTGGCATCAGAAATTGGTTCGCCCTCCGGTGTTACGACATCTCTTTCAGGCGGCCGCTCAGGTCCCGTCGCTAACCATGCCTCAAACACTTCCTGCGCGGAGGCACTATCATCCATATGGAGTTCTCGGCGATACTGCTCAATTTGTTCAGCGGGAACACTCCCGCCGCCACCCACGTCGGCCCATAATTCGTCTTCTCCGCTACCGGCGAGCCAGTCACCGGCTGCTTGAGCCCAAGGACCTGAAGCGATTTGCCCGGGGGTTGAGTACCTAAAGAAGTCACCTGTGTCTCGAGCCAAGCCCTCAAAGAAACCCTCCTGACCCGTGTCCGGCGACAATCTGGGGTCAAAGCCGCTGGGAGCGGCGCTCGGGCGTTGCCCTCCGCCGCCGGTTGCCTCAAGCCACCGGTCAAAGCCACCCTCGGTGGCACTATACCGTGTACCATCGACCTCCCTCTCGCTATCAGGAAGCGCCTCCCAAGCGTCAAAAGCCCTCTTTCTACCCGCCTCGTCGTCGGTGTAAATTCGATTGCCGACTCGTATACCTTCTTCAGGGGGTCTTGGAACACCTGTATCAGCGCCTTCACCGCGCAGCCCTTGGAGTCCGCCTCCCTCGCGCTGTGCGCGATTCTTGGGCGAACCGAAACCTCCGCTTGCCTCAAGCCACCGGTCAAAGTCAGCCTCGGTGCGACCATACCCTCCTATGATTGTTTTCCCGGGCCCAACTATGCTCAAATAAGCGTCAAAAGCCCTCTTTCTACCCGCCTCGTCGTCGGTGTAAATTCGATTGCCGACTCGTATACCTTCTTCCTCAACGAGCGCACCCCGGAACCGCCCCCCTTCGGGCGGACGTTCCGGTTCGCCCAAGAGGAGTTCCGACATGGACAAGGACTTGTCCATAGCTATACCGGGCAATGGGGTTATTTCTTCCTCGTACGTTTCTGCGATTACGTCCCCCGCAACGTCTAGAGCACTGCGTTCTTCCTCCCGTTCCAGCCAGTGTTCACGGTATTCTGGCTGGTCATACTCAACGGGCCAATCCTCCGGGTTTAGGCTCTGCGACGCGGGCACGCCACCTGCCCCGGGAGTCCTCCGACCACCAACTTGCCCAATTGTTTCTGCGGGGGGCACACGGGCGTAGTCAAGGTCATGCTGAATTTCGTCTATCTGCGCTTGGGTCAGGTAGCCCAGCCCTCCGTTCAACCACTTGAACGGGTTCGGTTGAACCACTTCTTCCGTGTCTACTGATACTAGTTCCGTGTAGGTACTTTTTGTAACCGGGTCCCGAACCTGTGTGGTCACAATGTCCTGCTCGGTGAGACGAACCTTTCCCATATGAACGGCTTGCAGCCACTCCTGCTTCCTGTCGTCGGCTTGGTCAAATTTTTCCTGTAGGCGCTCCGGCTCATCGGGCGGCATCGCGAAAGGGAAACCTCGCTCCCGGGTAAAGAACTCCTGTACACCCTGTTGGGTAATATCCCCCGTGTCTTCGGCGGGCACACGCTCGCCGGGTAACAAACCAGAAAGAGCCATAGTGGGTGGAGGCTCTGCCCGCGAGATTTCGTCCAGCCACTGCTCGTTCATCGTATCAAAACTCGGGCCGATTGCAGTGGGGGCTACAGGCGCATTAGGGTCCACAAAGCCCGGGTAGTCTCTTAGAAATCGCTCATACCCCACACTTCCCGGACCACCCCCTCCCTCACCATATGACCCCTCTGGCAACAGGTTAGGGTCCACAAAGCCCGGGTAGTCTCTTAGAAATCGCTCATACCCCACACTTCCCGGACCACCCCCTCCCTCACCATATGACCCCTCTGGCAACAGGTCTGGTGTAGGCGGAGCAGACCGCGTGGCGGCTTCGTCCAGCTGCAGGCCCGCTGCGGCCATCGCCTCTGCTATCGCGTCTTCTGTATTGCCTCCGGGTCCTCCTAGAGGGTCGCCGGGGCCACCTTCGGCTGGCCCCTCGGGTGCAGGAAGGTTCTGGGATTCCAAGTGTTGGCTCACAGCCAACCCTGACGCAACGGCAAACGCGGAGGCGGCAAGCACCGCTGTTCGTACGGGAGCAGGCATACGTGCCAACTGTGTGGCCGTGAAACCAGCGGCGGCAAGCACCTGCTGTGTCGCCACGGCGCCGCCAGCCTGAACTGTTTGCGCAAAACTCTGCGCGATGTCTGCCGCCGTGCCGCCACCAGTCCGCGCTGCTTGCGCAACAGTCTGCGCGAGTCTCGCGGCAGGGCCCGTAGTCGCTGCTCGCGTTGACGCAAGCGCGGCCTCTGCCGCGGCAGTACGGGCTATTCCCACGGTCGCGGGAGCGGCTTCCTCTGCCGCCCGCACCGTATTTCTTAGGGCCTGCGGGGATACCCCGGAGAGTGGCGCGACTCCGCCGGGCATCTTTACATACTCCAGTATATTCTGAATCGCCTTGGTAAAGGCATCCTCGCCGACCTCCCCGAGTATTGCCTTAAGAAAGGCCGGGTTATCACCGTGTTTAGCGAGTTGTATGGCGAGTCTCGCGGCATCATCACCCAGCTTCGCCACCGCCTTCGCCCCCGCTCGCATTCCTCGAGCCGCTGCCGCAATTTCGCCGCCGGGGGGTGGGTCTAAAACAATACCGCCAATAATACCCACGCTCATGGGCAACCAGCTGTCATATTTAGCCAGCTCCTCGGGGCGGTTTTGTAGGAAACCTTCCCGAAGCGCGACACCCACCGGGTCAATACGGTCAAGCCCCTCGAGCATCACCGGGTCCTCTGCTTCGGCCCAAGCCTGATACGCCCCTGCTTGGCCAGTACCCTTAATGTCCAGAGTGCCCTTGGCCATATCGACGAGTCGCGCCGCTAAGGTAATAATTTCTGGTTGGAAAATTTGTTCCGCAACAGGTGGGGGCTTGGCAACGTGGGCGGCACTAATTTGTTGCTGTACCGGGGCACGGGCCATCTCTTCTTGAAACTCCTGCTCATCGCGGTATTCTTCTTGTTGGGGAGGCCTTTGGGGGGCCCGCGCAACAGAAGCAGCAGCCTGAAACTTCTGTATCTCCTGCCTTCGTCTCCCACCGGGGCTGGACCGTGCAGCTTCACGCTCTCGCTGGGCAGCAGCCGCTGCGGCCGCCTCTTGCTGTTGTTGCCGATGCTGGTCAATTCTTGACCTCTCTTGCTGGCGCTGCTGTTGTTCCCTAGCCTCTTTCTCAGCTTGGCGGTTCTGCGCTCTTGCGGCCGCTTTTTCCTCCTCACGGCGGCTGCGTGCCTGTTGTATACGCTCCCTCGCGGACTGGGCGCTCTCACGCCGCCGCCGCGCCTCTTCGGCTCTTTTATCTTTTACCTGTTGTTCACTTTCCCACCATGGCATCGGTAGACTCCTTCTTGCCCATCTCGGCAATATATTCATTTACGGACTGCGGTCCGTATTTCATGTTCAAGTAAGCGAAGTCTCCCGGCTCTAAACCACTGAAGAACTCACGCTTCCGCTCAGGACGGTCCAAGGCAGCACGCCAGCGGTTATCCGCGTTCTCGGCAATCGTTTCCCACCGGCGCTGTAACTTAGTCAACGGGCGGCCTCGGAACCTTAGCGTACAAGAACCGCTTTTGTTTGGGGGTCAACTTCCTACCCTTGACCTTCCCGTGTTTCAATATCTTCTCTGCTTTTTTCTTGGTCATAGACCGCTTGCGTTTAGGGTCATATTTATTTGTCACGATAATTGCTCCATTCCTAACCTCTATCATGTCAGTGGAACTCCCTCCCGTAACCTATCCTGCTCCTGTAAGGGCTCCTGCCCCGGAGGGGCGAGCCCTGCTTCCTGCTGTGTCACTTCACCCGGCTTATTAGTGGGTAAACCACCGAACTGCTCGGGCTTGGGAAGTTGCGGATTAGGGCCGGGCTTATTGGGGCTACTACCCTCGGCCTGCATCTTGGCCAGCATCTGCTGGGCGGCCTTGTTACCCTGCGCCGCAAGCCGCTCGAACTCGGCCATCATCTGGAACTCGACCATAGCGGGGTGTTGTTCTGCCTGCTCCCGCAGTACCTTCCTGACCTCTTGGTCCGGTTGCTGTACATCCAAGTACCGTTCCATCCGGGTCTCGGAGGACAACGTATCCTTCGTCTGGGTAGCCATTGCCACCTTCCTGCTCTCGTCGTTCGGGAACTTGGGTTTCAGCTGGAAGTCCACCCGGAAACCCTCGGTGTCGTTACCGGTCAACTTGGTGTTGAAGGGCACTCCCTTCAGCCTACCGTATACCTGTACTGCTAAATCAGGCGCGAACTCGCGTAATAGACACAAGGTCTTACGTGCCCATACTGCCAGAGCACGCTCCTGTTGTTTTTGAGGCTGGGTAAGGCGAATACGGCCTGCATCCCCCAGTTGGGACATGGCATAACCGGAGGCCATTCCGGGCCCTTCGCCGTACATACTCTGTGGGAAAGAGCCTTCCTGTATCTCCGCATTGACCATTTGCATCTGGTCCTTGGCATCAGGCGGTTGTCCCGGCCACTGAGGAAAGGCGAGGTCTTCGCCCTCACCCAGAGAGACCACATCTCCGAAAGCGGCATCGACCTTTACCGGCCTGCCGTCACGTACCCGGGCCACCAGCGGCATATTAGCGAACACGTTCAACATCCTTGTCTGCCGGTTGATACGCCACTCCAGCTCACCGACAAGGTTCTCTATCGGACGCAGGGCTGATTGGCCCCAGTCCTCGGGATTTACCTTACCGACGGGCTTATAGAACATAAATGTGTAGGGAATATCGCGATAACCCTCCATTACTCTGGGAGGGATGATAATGCGCCCATCGTAGAGCACAGCGTTGTGTATCTCGTAGGAGACGCCCTCTTCTGTTACGGTGGGCACTTCCGCCCAGTAATCTAAGAAGGTGCCCTTGCGGGTCTCCTTGTTGGCACCCTTCATGGTGCGGAACTTGGCCAGTTCCCCGTACTCCTGCTCTATATCTGAAACCGAGCGCTCCATAGCGTAAAAGACCCATTTCCACCTGCCCTGCTTTCCGCCGGGCTCGGGGAACATGTACTTGGCCGGGATTACGTCCACGACCAGCGGTAATTCCTCAAATGTTTCGCCCTGCAGGGTTCTGTCGAAGCTGGGGTCCCAGATACTACGGATAGCCACAGCACCGTCTCTGGTCTGATGGAACGTCCAATCGTACCTCAAATCGGTCTCCTGCCGCTCCGAGTTCACGTAAAGCACGCCATCGAGGAATTGCTCGATAAGGGAGGCCCGCTTACGGGTCTCATCCTCATCCTCAGACGCTACCACCTGTACGTTAAGGTCGTTGGCCGTCAGGATACCGACCGCCAAATCGACTATATTCATGGGCTTTGCGAGGGTTATACGCCTCTCCCCGGCCTTTGCCCGGCTACCTTGATAGTGCTCCAAGTCATACAGCCGCTCGTATTCCTCGAGCCGCTTGTGCCACTTGTCACATTTGGCACGGGTGGCGGTGAACCGCCGCATGATTTCTTGTTCGCCTATCTCAGCCATTGCATAAATTGCGACGGCTGTCGCAACTCCAATCCTTCTACAAATGCGACCATAGCATCTCTCCCATACCGTTTCATAAAGATAGGTGCAAGTTTCTCGGCCATCGCCTTCGTCTGGCCATAACGCATGTGGCAATTATGGTGAAGAAGCGCACAGTTTCGCTCATCGAATATTTGTTGGTTTTTAGGGAGCACATTACGCTTCACCAACCATTCGTGTAAATCGCCAACACCGTGCAGCCACTTGCCGCACCAGTCGCACTGTAACCGCTCCTGTATAAGACGCATTTTAAGGTCACGTCTCAATTCTCCACCTTCGCACCGGTCCATACGAACTCGGGAATATGAATGGGGAGGATAGTGCCATCCCTGCTTTCCACGTACACATTACCGTGTACCCGCGGTAGTGACCCGCATTCACAGAGCATATTTATCCCGAAGGGGATAAATCCCGCCTGCCCGCAGTCCGGGCACTCCGCATAACCGCACACCTGCTGAGTCAAGCCTCCCTGAACATCCACGGTAGGTTCTCCTCTCCCGGTAACCGCGCCGGTGAATCGTCTGCGAACGCACTTTCAAGCACGAGCGGCTTATCAATCGCATATGCCCCCTGCTTGACTGTAAAATAGGCCGAAGCCGCCAGCGAGACAATCGCGTCCACCTTATTCGACGTCTTGTCCTTGGCTATCCTCCAGCCCCTGCTCTTCTCAATCGCAACCGCATCCAGTGCCTGCTTCCTGAGCTCAACGCTCGGGTACATCACCAGATTGTTGTACTCCAGCAACTCGTACAACTGCTGGGATGCCGCAGTCAGGTTCGGCTGTGTCTGCGGGAACTCCACCATCGGCAGGTTACGTTTCCGTAACGTGGTAGCCGAGCGGTGGAACTGGAAGGGGTCATACGACACACCCGCTACCCGCATCTTGGTAAAACACTCCAGAATGTACCGCTCTATCGTTTCCTCTAGGTCCAGCGGTTCATCCGGCGTGGGCTGCCAAATCTTATGATTGGCCAGCACCACCTTCTCCAACTCGCGGTCATAGTATGTTCCCACCACTGCGGAGCTGTCCCGCTTGGTGGAAGCATCCACGTGTAACCAGACCACGCGCTTATTGCTACTAATAATCGGAGCCGCGCTCTGTTCGACACATGCGTCCCAGCGCTCCGGCTCTATGAATACCTCTTCATCGGTCGTCCAGCGGTTCTGGTGCATCCGCAAGTAAGCGGATGGACGCAACGATTGCCGCTGGGTCTGGTGATACTCCTTCACACTCCCGACGATACCGGGATGCCTTCTGAGCTTATGGTCCCAGTAGACGAAGAGTTTATTGTTAGCGAAGCACGGCAGACCTTCGAGCCCATCTATCGGCTTGCCCTTACCATCGGCAAGCTCATCTTTGCCTACTCCACGCTTGTAAAGGTCCCATAACGTATCCGATTGCCCCTGAAACCCGGCATACGTCGTTATAAACCGCATACTGTTCAGGCGGGTAGGGACAGGCGTCAATTCGTCCCACAACCGTTCCGAGTTACGCGAATTGTATGCCCAGAGCTCGTCCCAGAGCGTTAGACCGTGGTTCGAGCCCGCGGCAGAGGCGTATTCACTCGCCAAGGCGATGATACGCGTCCCTGTCGCCCCGAACACCACCTCTTTCTGCGTCACCTTCGCGCTGGGCAGCTTCGGGTTCTTACGTACCGCGTAAGCAATCTTAGAAAAGACACGCGCCTGTGCTTGCTCAAAGTCATTAGCACAGACATATATCTCGTTCGGCGGCTCCTGTGTCAGTGCGAACCACAGTCCCGCCAGTGCTCCCATAAGGGTCTTCCCCGATTTCTTTGGACAACTGTATACAACAGTGTCGTAGGGGAAGCGTCCCTCATCATCCTTCGTGAATATGTGCCTGAGTATACGCTTCTGATGCTCTCTCAGGCGTATCGGACCCGGCATGGTCCTGCCATTCTCCTGTGACGCGTCACTTACATAGAATCCGGCCAGAGACTCTGACCACGCCACTATATCGTTGATATCAACGACAGAACTCACGATTCTGTTGGATTACCGTCCAATACCACCATACTGATGTCCCCGACGCTATCATCGCGGGCAGAACGGTACTCACGCAGGTACTTGTCCACGTGTATCATGCCGCGTACCGCCCGGTAGAACAACCTGCCGGAGTTCTCGGCATCATCCTTACGTTTAGCTAGGGCGTTGGCCCAGTACATCATGTCGGCAGCCGAGACCGCAAGTGCCGCTGTCAGCAGCGGCTGTAGGCCCCCGGGCTCTTCGAGAATCTCGTAAACCTCTTGGAGGGCCTCTTTATGGTGTTTTAGCAGCGGTTTGCCAGAAGCAAGCCGCTGATACATCCCCCCGGCCTTACCGCGCTCGTCGATACCGGCGGGAGGCTTGGCCGTGAAGGGGGCGGCCACTAACGCAACTCTACGCCAGTCAGTGCCGCGATAGCCTTCAGGGCTTCGCTAATTTGCTGGACGTGGACCTTTATATCTCCACCACCAGCGGGTTGCGGCCTACCCTGCGGTCGGCCTTGCGGTGACGGACGACCCCGCGGTCCGCCCATCGGGCGGCCACCGGGGCTCGGTCGTGCCATCGGCGGAGCCATCCCGCCTCCGGGCCTAGCCATCGGGCGTGCAACGCTGGGGCTTCCAGCGCCTCCGGGTCCTGCACCACCAGCGAGACGCATGGCCTGCTGCGGGGGCATCCCCTGACGCATGTACGCTTCTGGGTTTCCTCTGGGCATAATGATTTTTCCTCCGTGACATAATAGTAAGCCCTTTTTATACGAAGTACAAGTGGAGCAGGTGGGAGTCGAACCCACGTACAGGAGGGTTACCCCAGCCTGTCGATGCCCGTCTGCCCCTAGAAATGCAAATGCCCCGCTAAAAGGAGTTAAAGACGGGGCACTTACAGAGCACTAAGTGGCGGCTCAGTGCGGACACAGATGGATTATATGAGGTAGAAACCTATTTGTCAAACAAGTGTTCTATTTGTCGCTACAAGCCACCTCTGCCCCGCAGTTCTCACAACGACAGTGACATACTTCTGGAATTGGGGTTCCGCACCTGTCGCACATGCGTGTTTGGGGAGAGTTTTCCATAGTCAGCACATGATACAACAGGGGGCTACAAAGCGAAAGGTTCAGGCACTTAAAATTTCCGAAAATGGACCGGGCGGGGCTTAAGTGTCTCGCGAAACGGTTATCAGCCTCGCTGACGGTCGCTCCGCGATAACGGGACCTCGTAATCAGCTTGAACCCAGTCCGTGTCAGTGACAGGAGTATTATACACCTGTTTCGCGTGAAACACGCGAATCAATCCGTACACTACTACTACCATGGGTGGTTTGGTGGTTTGGTTCCCTATAAAAGGAAAACCAAACCACCCCCTACTACCGAATAAAACAATTATAAGGCGTTAGAAAGCTTCTAACAATTTGTTAGAAAGCTTCTAACAATTTGTCAGATACTACCGAATAAAACAACTATAAGGCGCCAGAAAGCTTCTGGCAAATTGCCAGAAAGCTTCTGGCAATTTTGCGCTTGCTGCGCGTTGGCCCCTACTGCCGAATAAAATAACTATAAGGCGTCAGAAAGCTTCTTACAATTTGTCGGAAAGCTTCTTACAATTTGCCAGAATGCTCTTGGCGATTTTGCGCTTGCTGCGCTTTCTTGCGCACCTCATACAGTAACCCCCACTAGTCACAAGGTACTGTACGCCTTTGGCAACAAAAGGTACCGGAATACTACACAGGGGTTTTTCGGTACTTTTGGCGCCATTTGGCGCTTGCTGCGCGGTGGGTGTGGTAGGGCCAAGGTACTGTACCGTTCCCGCAACAGGAGCGGGCTACAACAAAGCCGCGGGGATTACTAGACCAATAAACTCGGGTGGGGTTTTTCGGTAAATTTCTGGCGGTTTGTTGTCGGGTGCTTTTCTGGCGCAAATTGAAAAGGGGGTCCCAAATCAAAACACACGCACAGTGCGGCTAATGTACCTACCCCGGGGGTTATCTAACCGTACAGTACACTACACCAAAGCCGCCACCACACAAAACTCCTACACTCCCACACACCCACCACCGCGCAACAATGCGCCCTGCACTAAACCGATACACCCGCCAGAACACTTGTTCTAATTTGCGATATTAGGCAATCTCGCAAGGCGTAGAACACCTGTTCTATAGAACACTTGTTCTAACCAATGCCCGTATCCGAACCCATGCCGAACCCATGCCGAACCGATGCGTGAAAAACTAGCAGCGGTTTTACCTGTTAGCGCGTCACATATCCCCGCCCTACAGCACGCGCCAATTCCACAACCCGCAACAGTGACCGAACCCGCCGAACCACGCGCCAGTTTCGGCCACTGTCACGGGCTGCTACCATCGGCGCGGACTATTCTATTACTCAATATTGGTGCTTGACAAGATAGTGCTTGTGCTGTATACTTGACAATAGTTAGCACTTTAGCACCTTAACAACTTAGCGCGAGGGTTCCGTGAAGTCTGGAACCTGTAGCATATCCGCCCGTGACATTGTAAGCAATCCCAAACACGCGCAGCGAGAGAAGATTCGCGGCACGGCGGGGCAAGAAGTGGGCGACGGGTTGTTAGTTTGTCCCACTGCTGGAGGTAGGTCTAATCAATAATCCCTACAGCACTCCAGTCCCTTGAGCGGATAAATATCTTCAGGAATGACCCAAAGTCCCCACCAGTGACGCAAAGCCCCGTAAGACGCTGATACATCAGACTCGACTATATCAACGGGCTACACCCAACACCACCGGAGGTAGACAATGATTGACCCGTATGACTATGACAGCCGACAAGAGTACTTACAAGCAATGTCGGACGAATTCGACATACCAGCCAGCAGCATTGTGCAACTGGGCGAGATAACCGGCGACGGTAACATGGGTTTTGGTGAAGGACTGGTCGCCGAGTTGTACTTCCACCTTCAGGATTACCAGCTCGCTACGCCTACATCGGTCAGCATCAATCTCAACGACTACATCTAATGACTGCCGAAACAATAGATATAACACCCACAGTTGTCCGAATTACTGACA